GATACGGAAACATTAAGATTGCTATTGCTAAAATAATTTTAATCATGTTATCTCATTTATGAACCTAATGGTATCCAATAAACAGACTTTGTTCCAATTGCTCCTTCTATAATCGTATAAACATTACCATCGGCTGTCTTCATCTGACAGTCGTAATAGTACATACCGACTAAATCATTCATTTCAGAAGCTGGAATAGTTAGTGTGTAAATACCCAATTCTGGGCTAGGAATACTTGTAATAGTTTTACTGATAACTGCATCACTATCCCCGTCACTCTTGTTCTTCTTTATAGTAAAGAATAGAGTCCAACCGGTAATGTCAATTGCAACATTATCAGTATCCTCAAAAATAAACTGTTCACTGAATGTATCGCCCCTGTAAACTGTGAAATTGGTCTCTTGCATATTATCCCTCTTTTTCTTTAGTACTTATTAATAATGATAGTTTTAAAACATCTTCCTGAATGGATGCTACCTCTTCAGTCAAATCAGCCAAAACATGAGATAGAGCATCGAACTTTCTATCCTGAATATCATTTAACTCTGTAGGTAGATACTCCAAAGCTAAATAATTCTCGGCTTTACAGATATTACAATACTTCTTGATAGGTTCGTAAAGACTTCCATTTACTAAGTAATGGGTAATAATACAAGAATGACAAGTCTTTGCTGCTGGGCAATTGCCATAACACTTCGTTTGATCCTTATCAATCTGTAAGAACATACCCCGTATTATAGGTTCCCCAGTAAGTAAATTACCCAACTTAAATATTCTATTGCTCGCGGCTCTATGGCAAGGGTAAATCTCACCGTTAGGTAACACAGCGATGTAATCCCGACCTGCTCCACAAAAGGCTAAATCAGGTTCTATCTCGCCATTTAGGGTCTTTAAACACTTGTCTACAAAGGCAATATTAATCAGCCGACCTCTCTTTAAAAGAAATCTGCGATAGTTGTAAACTAACTTCAATTGATTGGCATATGTATTTACAGAAGCATCGTCCCAATCTGCTTCCATAACTGCATGATGCATTATGTTCCTTACTCCTAATGATATTATAAATTTAATGTTCTCATATAGCCTAGCCACAGATTTAGGAGTATAGGTCATACGTATATTCGTATCAGGAAATAACTTAAGGATACCTATAGTATTCTGGATTATCACATCAAAGTTACTACCTAATCTATACTGAAGTGTTGTATCTCTATCTCCATCTATACTTACCTGCATACGAAAACCTAATTCTTTATATCTTTTAAACATCTCCTCATCAAAATAGGTACCGTTAGTAGAGATGTAAAATTTAACTTTATCTGCCCATAATATTTTAGCATACTCAGCTAGTTCTAATACTAATTGAGGGTACAATAAAGGCTCACCGCCAAAGAATGTCAAAGAGAAGCCTTCCGGATTGATCTCATGTAGTTTATCTAGTATCAATTTGCCGTCGGCAGAGGTCAATGTCATTGGCGATTGCTTGTGAAAACAATACAAACATTTAAGATTGCATTCTTCAGTGATAAAAATATCAGCGCTGTTTAACGAATAATCCTCAACTAGTAAATTCATAGCTCTCCTTATATTTGTTGAACATTCTTATTAATCCCTTATTCATACTACAAAAACCGGGGTATGGTTTGAAGTAACCACCAGTCTTTCGATAATTACCAGCTAAACATTTTGTATTTGGGCAAATGTATCTAATATTACATCCTTTACAATACTTAAACATATACTCGTCTTTATTTGACTGTACCTGTTTCATTAAATCTAATTTATTCCAATCTATTCCTTTATAAATATCACCTAATTGATTATCTTTATTTGTATACCAACCATCACATTGCCAGATGCCGCCTTCTGGATCTATTGCTAATCGCTCTAATCCACATCCACAAAACTTCCTTGTTTCATATGGACTACCACAACCACCGTTCCAAAAGGAACTCTGTAATACCTTGTAATCTAATCTAAACTCCTTTATTATCTCTAAATATCCGGTAATGTATTTCTCTATCTCTTCAGGAGTAAAATCATAATGCTGTTTGTAGTAACAATTTATATTAATGAATCCTAAATTAGCCAGATATCTGTAATCCTCTACCATATTATCGTAGTTTGTTACTAGGAAATTTATGCTTCCTTGCTTCTCTAAAAATAACTTCTTGGTGAATGGTTGTGCTTCGACTTTATTACATATGCTTCCGTACTTCTCATATGCATCCCCCATCGACCAAACTAAACGATAGTTGTTATTCTTAATCAAGTAGTTATATACATCTTCAGTTATCAAAGAACCATTTGTGTTCGAATGAAACATCACCTGTGGGTACTTTTCAATGGCATACTTAGTAACATCAAAATTTAAGAATGGCTCACCGCCCCACAAGAATATGTAAAAATTAGGTGTTACTTTTAAATTACTATAGATGAACTTAATTGAATCTATAATAACTTCTTTAGACATACTCTGTTTGTTCCTGGAACCTTTACTGTAGCAGAAAGAACAATCTGAGTTACAATCATTAGTCAGGACTAAATAAACTGACTTGTACCTAGTTTGGCTTTGAGTATCCATACTTGTCCAATATATACGTATAAGTGGCTGATTCTATTGCTCTTAAGTTACACACTTCTGGAGTCGGTTTAAACAAATTATGGTTAAATCTGTAATTCTCACCTAAACAAAGGGCATTAGTACATAACTCTTTATTTCCTAAAGGACAATCTGTGCAATACTTAGTAAGTTCGGTATTCCAGTTCGGGATGTCTTTGAATATTCTATCCTTATCAATATCGGTATAAATCGTTCCAATCTTAAACTCCGGGTAAACTATAAAGTAATCACATGGAAAGATATTACCTTCCCAATCAACCGCTAGATAATGAAACCCAGAACCACAAAACAACCCTAATGGAACTGTGGGCAATCCTTGTCGTTTCCTTGCTATGTTACTTCTAAAGGCAGTATCTAACGTACTAGTAACATGCTTATAGGAATATACAATATCGACTATCTTCTGAAATAATTTGATGTACTCGTCCTTATGCTCCATGGCATATTTGCTCTGTTTGGGAGCATTGAACCTTAGATTCCTTATTCCAGTCTTGCATAGATATTCAACATCTTTAAGTGTACTTTCATCTATAGTCTCAACAACATAATGTACATCACCTTTAGTATGCTTAACTAAATCGAGTATTGGCTGTACCGTTTCTGCCAACTTATCTCCATACCTAGTTTTCAAAGAACCCATACTAAAACTTACAACTAAATTGTTCTTGTGCTTAAAACACCACTCTCTAATTTCAGGGTTCTCAAGAAGTATCAATCCGTTAGTCACTAACATAAATCTGTGCATTGAATACTTCTCTACTGCATACTTAACTGCTTCAAAGTTTAAGAGTGGTTCTCCTCCAAACAATACAAATAGTAGTTTCTGATCCTTAATCTTTTTAGACATAAAAACAATTGTATCGTCTAAAACCTTAGTTGACATCATTGTGTCTTTTCTGAAACCTTCTGGCTGATAACAATAAGAACAACTCAAATTGCAACCTTGTGAAAGTATCAAATTAACATTCACAAAATCACGATGTAGATTATCCGATGTCAAATCTTGTAACTCTAAGGCCATGTGTACGGGTTGCATTTACAGTTCCATGCTGAATGGTCATGGGCTCCTTGATACTCACAAGTTCCCCAATTGGAACCTGGAGGTGTATAATTACACATATTCCATGGTACAGTATTGTCTCCAGGTGTTATCGTACCACCGAAAGAACAATCATTACAACCACTTGGATAATTACACGTTCCAGTATAGACCTTATAAGGATAAGTTGTTGCTGAACTTAAGTTAATACTTGCGCATCGATAAGCATGAACAAAATAATTACAACCACATCCTTGGTCGTCGTCACAAGCAACACTAGGTGTGTAGTATGTAAAATCAAAACCACAGTCCTGGCAATACTGACATTGTTCTGCTTCACAAATACAAGAAGCCATCAAGGCCTGTAACGTGGATCTTAATTCGGATATATGAGAACCTTTTTGTTTAGTGTCATGTTCAGTAATTGTAGGGTCTGTCCAACTAATCGCTGCTGTACTATCTTGAGGACAATAGTAGGAATCTGCCGCACAATCTCCTTCTTTAATACCATCATCTATGGCCGCTCTTAGTTCATCTATATGTATCTTCCTAATTTTAGTTGAACGAGCAGTAATTGTCGAATCTGTGAATGTTACGTTTGTAATACCACGCCGTGTCAATTCCGCGTTTACCGCCGTCCTTAACTCATCTATATGAACTTTCCTATGTTTAGTACCATGGGCAGTTAATGTTGGGTCAGTAAAGGCTATAGTGTTAGCAGCACATTGCTTCGGCGCGTTAGTATGTGGATTTCCGTATGTTTTAGCCATTCTATTCTCCTATATTAAGCACCGTATGTAACATCATCCCAGCTAGCTGTTGTACCATTTGATACCAAAGCATACCCGGATTTACCTGATTGTGCAGGAAGTAATCCAGTTAAGGTTACACCGCTAGTAACAAAACTACGTACATCTTTAATACTTGAAGCTGTTATTGTTGTTTGACCTACAGTTAAAGTAATTTCTGCTAATGTAACTAACCCACCATAACTAGGAGGAGTAGTTGCATTTAAAGTAGCAATTACTGCACCAGCAGCATTAACTTGTATAGCATAAACATTTGTTCCGGCCACAGGCGCGGCCATTAACGGTGTTAATTGATCTACAATATCATAATTTGCAGTTCCATAGTTAACTCTACCCGCTCTTACCCTACAATACATACTTGCTGCAACTGTAGGTTCTACTTTTAAAAATAAATCCATTATTTGAGGATTTGATCTTAAAGTATAAACAAATCCTTGAAGTGTAGATCCAGAATAAGAACACACACCAACAATTAAATCATTAGCTTGAAGACTTCCTGCCGCTATACCTAATATTTCCATGTAATCAACCGCCGCACTTCCAGTATATGTCCAGCGTAATACAACATACGTTAAAGTAGAACTTACAGTAACAGTAGCTGCAGTAGTTGTCCTAATTCTTTCCTGATGAGTTCCATCTGTTATTTCACAAGATAATGCAGATAAACTTACACTTACATCAGATACTTTAGTTAGATAACCACCAGAATAAATCCCGGTTTTTCTAACATCTTTTCCTATTCTATTTACTATCGAAGAATCTACTGGGTCGAAGTAAGCTACTGTACGTTCCTGAACACCTATATCATTAGGCATTTTGTACCTCCTTATTATTTTTATACATAAATTGTAAAAACTACTCTCAATGCGATTCCGGCTACTTTCGCTATACTCGGAAAAGTTGCTTCAGCTACCATTGTTGTTCCATCATTTAAAAATAAACCTAATTCAGTAATACCAGCTTGAACCACAGTGGTATCAATATTTAATGTAAATTCTATTCGATCAGAATAAACAGTATATGTAACACCACTACCTGATATTACTGGGGTTTCAAGTTGAATATCTGCCTCATTAGGAAGAGTATTAATTCGTCCGGTTCCTAATTGGTATTTAGTAATCCCATCCAAAAATGAAGTCTTAGTATAGTCAAAAAATGCGTGAGTAGGCTGAATTACCGCATTAGAATCAAAATATAAATCACTACTATCATCAAAGTATTTTCGAGTAAACTCCCAATCCCTATTTACACAAGCATTTACATTGCCCAGGCTGGTATAAACTTCGCCGCTTTCAGTAGTAATTGGATTTAAAAACATAGAATAATTAACTACTACATTTACAGGACGAACCGACTCAACATATTCAGTTAAATCAGTCTTCATTCCGGCTATAAATAGATAATCATCAGAGGCGTCGCCGAATGACTTATTAAGAACTATCTCTACACCGATATGTGGAGACTTATAATAAGAAGCAGACAACCCAACTGGATTTTCATTTTCATGTCCAGTAAACCATTCTTCTTGAGTAAAAGTAGCATAATCCGAAGTATACATATCCCAAATATTCAAATTAAATCCTAATACATACGCAATATGACTAAGAGAAGTATAAGTACCTTTCTCCTTATACCAATCTATAACTTGAATTAATTGTCTTCTCTTTTCATCTATAGTAGCAGTATCTGCTCTAATTATCTGATACCCGACCAGATCAGCTAGGTATTGAATATAATCCGTCCCAACATTATATTTATCTAATAACTTTTCTATATCATTTATATTTCCGATCCACGTCCCGGTTAAAATACCACATTCTTCTAAAAACTCTTGAAGAACAGTGGAATCTCGGAACTTAAGTGGTACCAATTCCATTAAATCTACATATTTTGCATAGTTTTCACCCTCACTAAATACTGATGTGATAGTCAAATCTAAAACTTCAGCAGCAATATATTTTTCTTGAGCTAAAGTTATAGTAGCCGTACTAACAATCTGAATATTTCCTTCAGAATCAAAATTCAAATCGATAACATCGTCGAAATTTATCCCAGTACTTATGCCTTTACCTAATTCATCAAAATAAAGTTTATCAAATCTAAAAGTTGACATCTTATTGTAGTTTTATCCTCATTTGAACTACCATCGAATCCCCAGATAAAATTGTCCTAGTCATAGCTAAATCTACAAATGCAATCAATTTACCTGAATTATCAGAAGTCGTTGCCAAATAGGCGGTAGTTACTGGACCTATATTTCCAGCGACCGCCGTAAATGTCAACTCTTTACTGACTATTCGATAATCTGTCGCATCTAATTCTTTAGTCGGAAATCCAACAGTCGACCGCTCTAATGTTTGAGCTGAATACCCATTTCCACTCATTTCATTCTGTATCGTAATCAGAGTATCCGTTTCGACTAATGTATCATTGCAAAGACGAACATAGAATCCGGCGGGAGTATACGCTGCCTCGCCTCTGAAAAAACTCTCCAAAATAGATTCTTCCCCTTGATCAACGAGTGAATTTTTTTTGTCCATACCCCAAATTTCTTTACCGTCTCTAATATGTCTTATTGTCCACCACGAATCATAAAATTTGTGTCTGCCCATTAAATCCTCCTTAACTATGCTACATACCCTATTAGTGTAACATCAACCTCTAATAATTTAGCAATCTGATCTTGATTCAAAACTATATCACCATCTTCATTTTGTTTATACCTTACATAAATTTCGTCACTAGGCCCTAAAGCCGGAGAAATATCTAATGATACTTCGCCATTTACATAATTAATTGTACCATTGGTAATAGTATAAGTAGAATCTATATCTACAAACGCCCCTGCTCCATCATCAGTTGCTACAATCTCGTCATTAACATAGAGATTTACTGATCCTTCTAATATCGGAAGTACGGATAAATTCTCTCCCCAATCGTGCAACGAATTGTGGGTAGCATCGAGATCTTTTCTGATCTGAAATTCTGAATGACTATAAGATACCCCACTTACACTTTCAATAGTAGATACTAAATCTCCAATCCTCTTATCTGTCCCTAATTTAGTCGTAGTCCCTAATACAAATTCGTCGGCAATCGCAGTTTCAACAGCCGATTGCATATCAGATAACGTTCGTCCTTTAATAACCTTCAAATCTAGAGTAGGTACAACATCAATTACTTCAGGATCAACATAAGAATATCGTACCGTCATTAATGATTTAGTATATAAATATTCAGATAAATCAGCTTCAAAGGTGGCAGAAGGTAATTCCCAATTCTGAAGTATTACACATAATTTAACTTGGTTATACATATCATAATTAGGAGGAGTCTCTTCCGCTTCCCCCCAAACATTTGAATCTGCGACGCCAGCATAATTGTTTATTATCGAAACAAAATCAGCTTTAGTTACAGCTCTATCTCCAGTAGCAAAAACGCTTGGAGCTTCAGCCCTAATTTCCTCCAACGATTCTGCATCATCTCCGCCTAAGAATACGGTAGTATTAGTAACTGTACAAGCTTTAGAAGTTCCTAACGTATCATAAATAGCATCATTAAGAGTAGTAACTCGAGCTAATTCATAAACATTTCCGCTTAGTCCTTCAGATTTAACATATTTAATCTCAATAACATCTCCTAAATCTGGAGCTTTACCGAAGACGTCATTGCCAAATAGAATTGTAACATTATCATCTAATTCGGGTCTTAGAACATAATGAAGCGAAGTTGTAGTAGAATCGATAAAAGAAGTTACTTTAGTCCATTCAACACCATTTACTGATACTGTCAAATTAGTATTTTCTATGGAGTCATCATCAATTAGATATTCCTGATCAGTATTTCCAGTTGAAGTATAATCTAAAGTTATTAACTCGCCCTGTAACGCCTCTGCATCGACATACGTCTGCCCAACCATAATTGCTACATCATCAGCCACTAAATATTTAATTCCACTGCTCGTTTGACATTCAGTATATTTAGGAATAAAAACAATTTGAGTATGTGCTCCGCCAGTTAAAGTAAATCTAAGAGTACCAGTAGCAGACACTTTTCGTTTTGGAATATAATTCAATAACCTAACTAAGTTAATAATACTAGATTTGTTCTTAGCTGTCATTATGTATGATTCTTCGGCTCTTCTTTCAACATAATACAATACTAAGTTTGCAACTGCCGCAAACAATTCGATCAGCATAGACCCAGTTGAAGAACGATAAGTATCTTTCCACGCCCCACGCTCTTTAAGCCTATTGGTAAGCTGTGTTACCAGATCATCAAAATCATAATCTACAAAAGAAAGCTGATTGCTCATATTACCCCCTAAGAATTCGTTACTACTGTATGATTAAAGGTCTCATAATATCCTCTAATCCGAAACGTTAAATTTACATATACTGTACTATAATCCGGATCGGACTTAAATTCAACTGCATCTATTAAAACACGATCATCCCAGGCTTCAATAGAAGCCTTAACCGAATCAGAAAGTCTATTTAATAGCCTATCGTTAATTGGCTCAAATAAAAGATTGCGAAGCCCTAAAGCAAATGTGGGTAAAAATATACGTTCACCTGGACTAGTTCTCAATATATTATCGATAGAACCTTTTACTGCTTCAACATTCTCATCTAACTTCAGTTTCCCCTGAGTATCAGTAACCAATTGAGGATTTAAATCCGACCATACAACTAATTTTTGTTTAACAGCCATATTAACTCCTTTACCATTCTATTAGAACAAACCCACCTGTTCCTGCCCCACCTATGTATGAACCAGTATTACCTTCACTAGAACCACTACCGCCACCACCATATCCAACCCCTGGATTTCCATTACCCGCTGCACTAGTTCCAGCACCACCTGTACCAAAATTCGACCCTCCACCTGCCCCACTATAGTTGCCATTAGCATCAGCAGTAGCTCCATTCCCACCACCAAATCCAGTTCCGGGTAAAGAAGGTATGCCTGCAAGTCCATCCTTACTTCCCGAGTACCTATCGCCTCCTAATCCACCTGCTTCACCATATTCTTTAGAAATTGCAGTTCCACCACGACCACCACCAGTTACACTATCCCCATTAAAAGTAGTGTTTCCTCCAGCTGTGGGATTTTGAACTGACCATCTACCACCCTGTCCTCCAGCTCCAACTACATAAGCATAGTTATTACCTGGAGTAGTAGTTAAAGGAATCATTACTTTAGCACCACCTCCACCACCGCCACCACCACCGTTGGTATCTGCTCCGCCTGCTCCTCCACCACCACCCGCTTGAATAGTATAAAGAATCTGTGTAACCCCTGTAGGGCAAAGCCAATTTCCAGTTCCTGAAGTATATAACTGTTTACCACTTGAATTTATACCTGAATATCCTGAAGTACCGATTCCAGAATAACCACTTCGCCCAGAATAACCTGAAACCCCAATTTGTCCACTATACCCAGAATACCCAGCTGGAGTGGTATAAATTAATTTAGTACCATTATAAGAAACAACTTTTCCATTACCAATATCAGTTTCATCTATTTCTTTCGTTCCTACTATCGACAGATCAGCAGTAGAAACTCCTGCACTGTAAAATATTCCACATTTACTCCCAGTTAAATGTTCTACTGCTGTAGTACTTTCTTTAGCTCTTGCTATTGTATAAACATTAGGGGCAGAATAACTCACCTCTACGAATTCTTTATTTGGATCATTGGCTGGATTAGCATAAATAACGCTATCCCAAATTAATACTATAAAGGTACCTGCCGAAGTAGGAAAATTATGTCCAGCAGTTAAAGTCATTGATAAAGCAACATCGGTAACTGTTGAAGCTAAATATGCATATCCAAAATTTACTCTTAAATATTTACTCATTCTACATATACCTGTCTATCGATTGGAGTTATTACCGCACCACACCCTGCTTGGGCGCCTTCAGTTATTATTAATTTACCATTAACATAACTTTTAATTATTATAGCAGTTACTTGTGTTACCCCATGAAGCGGAATAGGACAAGTATGATCACAACCTTCCGCACATACTTCTATTCCACCAACTAAAAATTTATTATCTTGATTAGTACTAGTCAAGGTTCCTCCGTGATTACTGCCATCACCTAAACATGCAATCTTTCTTCCTGTACCTATTGCTTCTAAACCTGATCCGCCAAATGGAAAACTACCGAATGTTTCACTCATATTAAACTGGATTAATTGATACTGTTGTACCATTAACTATTACATTACCTAACGCATCTATAAATATCCTTGCGGTAACTGGGTGAACAACATCTATTGTCTTGGCCGTGTCATCTATAATTACTTTTATTCCGCTTGAACTCTTAATTACTTTTCGATTCGGATAATTGGTAGTCCTATCACTCGGCAATCCTTTTACCGCATCAGGCGCTTCACCAATATAAACTGGCTGATAAATATCTCCCATCTCAAACATTACAAATACATTCGTCCCAATATCCGGAACTGCAAAATATCCAATCCCAGTTCCGGCACCTTCCCATATCGGGTACATCGGAACTGCCCAAGGAAGATTAGTGGTCTCTACATCCGCTAACATCGGATAAATCTTTACCTTAACACGGCCATACTGAAGCGGATCGACATTATCCATTACGGTTCCTCGGTATATACCTGGGAATTTGTCTGAATGAATCTTTAAATTTGTCTTTCCTATTTCAGCCATTATGCCTTCTTCTTTTTAGTTGCTCTCATCAAGGTATTTTTAACGTCCGTGTCTATCCCCGTACGTGTAAGCAGAAGTTTAGTCAGATAAGTATCTCCAACCATCTGAACTACGCGTTCAACCAACCAATAACCGGAATATTGATATGAATACATCTTGTCTCCAATAATTCCCTGAGGAAAAAATATCTCGGCAGTATCTCCCGGACAAATGTTCGGCAATCCTTTAGTTGTAATCCAAAGTTTAACCAAATTATTTACTCTATTTTGAAAACTTCCTTTTACTTGTCCATTGAAATTGCTAGTAAAATCATTACTTCTTCCAGTTTCCCAAATATACCCGCTTTCGTCAGTATCATTCTGATCGATCAGAAAAAAATCAGTAGTTGAAATAAATTCGCTGGCATCGTGTGATCCAGTTACAAATGTACTGGTATCATAATTAAAATAAGCGTAATGTTGATCTCTGGAAGCGAATGTATTATAGATTTTATAATTATCTATAATTGAATAATTGTATATCTGGTATCTATCTTCGTATGGGGTATCTTTCAATATAAATTTATACTTTACGGACGAACTTATTAATTCATCCAAGCTCTTAAATAAAAAATACTTATTCTGCTTATAACATTTTACAAACGTCTTATACCCGCTCTCACCATTACTGCCTTCTAAATTATCAGCAAGATGATTTAAGAATTGAATATTAGACCATCTAGGTTGTAATACATTTTTAATATAGTCTAATGATTTTCCAATTTCAGTATTTAATATCTTCAATTCATTTACCGAAATATCAGTCAGGGTAGTACTAATACTCTGATTAAAACCTCGACAATAATCTGGCGAATACACCCCTTCAACATCGAGTAAACCGTTTATAGTATAAATGCCGTATGGCTGAGATTGATCTGATACCGGTTTTCTCCTGTACACCATAAAATCCCAAGAGTTACGTATTTCAGATACGTAGTCATCAGCTAACTCGATATAAACTTTACTCATATTTCGGTCAAATGGGATAGTATGAATAAGGTCGCCGGTACCATCCACTAAAGACAAAGTAAACATCGGCAGAAAATGTTCTAAATCCTGAACAATAGTCAATTCCTTTAAAGTAGTAGGATTAGTAAACATATCACTATCACCAAACTTTAATCTAAGGTGGTATCTTCCACTAGCTTCTACTTCTTTTTTATTACCGGTCTGAATTGACATATTAAGTCCGAGCCGTCCACTTCTTCTTAAATGTATACATATCTAAAATATTAGGAATAACTAAAGTCAATCCTACTTCTAAATCGGTAAATATATCTTGTATACCATTTACCATCATAATCAACCACCAGAAGCTTACACTTCCGTATAACTTATAGCTAATCATATCTGGCCGCATTAAATCGTCCTGTCTAACAACGTAATAGCCGGCAGGATAGTCCATTTCAAATTTAGTCAAATTATTGTATAGATAATCAAGTTCCTCTACATCATCAATGGTATTTGTAAAATAAAATTTTGTTCTATCCATTATTTTTCCTTTTGAAATCCTAAATTATTATAAACCTTACCTAATTTTTGCTTGGTTAATACTTCATATGATTGCAAATTAACAGTTACTTCAGCAGCAACTGGGCCCTTTTCTGTCATTTTGGAATCAAATTTAACGGTTACATCATTTATTACTACCATATCTAAATAAAATCCACCATTGAATAAATCTATACTGATAATATCGCCACTGCGTCCAAAGGATTGAGCAGCCTGATCGCTATTACCGAATACTTTACCTAATCCTTTATCTGCTCCTTTAGCAATATACATCTCATTCGGACCTGGCGGAATTAAAAATCCAGGAACAGGGCCATTGTAAAGTTTACCTAAATTTAATTCCATTTCGGCTGGCAAACACATCGATTGCAGTGCTTGACAGGCTTGAAGCACCTCTTTATCCGCATTATCATATGTACGAAATTTAAGTTTTAAAGTTGCCTGCAATGGATCAGAACCTGTCCATTTTCTTCTAGTCATTGCTACATTATGTAAAGTTGCGCCGGTAGCTGCCTTCACACCAGAATTTATTATCCCTTCTCCGACTTTTGCTAGTTCATTAAGTCCCGGAATACTTATCAGCGAATCCCAATGAGAACCGACTTTAAATTCAAAATCATCTTGAAGCCAGGCGTTAACCCGCCAGTGAGTATTCTCTATTACTACTCGGTATTTTTGATCTACATATTGAAAAGCTGTCTCATTAAACCCGACAACCTTTCTACCATTTTGTGTTGGAGAGGTAAAACTTTTCTTAAAACTTATTCCAGTTAATGTTTCCGCAATATCTTTAGTTTCGCCTTTTACCGTATCTATGAATGACATAATTACTCCACGTCTAGAGTTCCCATGCTCAAGGATTCGATCATAGGATCTCCGATAGTAGTAGCTTGAAAATTGCCAGATGAAGTTCCATTGCCTGTTTTTGCTGATTGTCCCAATTTACCAGTTAATCGGTCGATTGCCTCGGTTAATTTATTACTACCTTCAATATTTAAAGATGATAATTCCTCAGCTGATTTCCGAACATGAATAACATCTAAATTCTCAGGTCTAATAGGATTTAAAATTTCATCATCAGGTTTAGTTTTTGCTTTCTCTAATGTTCCAGTTACCGCTCTGGTTGCATTTTGCAATCCCTGAGCAATTCTCTTTCCGCCAATTAATCCACCAGATAACCCAACACCTGCGCCTACCGCTGCACCAATAGGACCGCCGACCATAAATCCAATTGCTGCCCCTTTAATCGTTCCCCAAAGCGCGTTCTTTGCTACATCCCCAACTGAAACACCCTTTTCGCCAACACCTGGTCCTGTACCGCCTAAAACTCCTCCTACTCCAGCAGCAATCTTTTGCCCACCGTGTAATTCCTCACCAGGTTTACCTAACCATCCTTTATCTTTAGCTGTTTTTTGAGCTTTAAAAGCGTCCCATACTCCCATTCCTAATCCGGCAATTCCGGCTAAAATAGGAGCGGCATTAGCCAGCATCGGACCTAATTTAGTTAATAACCCGCCAATACCTCCAGCTAATAATGATGAACCAATACCGGCTGAAGCGGTAGTACCAACTTGCTCTTTACCCTTTGTACCGGCAATCTTATTCAAAACATCCATCAAATCTTTTGTCCACTTCGTTCTATACGCGTCGTTTTGAAAGAAAGAAAACAAAGCATTACCAAGTCCGACAGAAGTAGTCTTTACCATTCCGCCTTGATCTTTACTGATTTGAGGTAAAGCCTTTTGAGATCGTGCCAGTCCTTCAGTAATCGTCCGACTCTTTTCAGCAACAGTTTCAGGAATCGGGTCTTTGCCTCCTGCAAATAATCTATCATGTGTTTTTCTTAACGATTCACTAGATTGTTCACTCTCAAGAGATAAATCAGAAGCCGCTGCCATATTTCCGACTGTAATTTTCTTTTGCCTCTGTTTCCGATATAAATCAAAAGCTTTAGTAGCTATTCCACCTAACGGACCTAACATAGCGCCGGCTACTCCTGCTCCAATACCTCCCAATCCCTTCATAGTTTCAGCCATTAACGGATGCTGCTTCTGAAATTGTTCCTGTTTAGTTCGGCCGACTGTCCTAGTTTTAGCCATCATCAATTCGGCAGATTTACCTAGTCGATCTAAACTTATTCCTGTCTTGCTCTCGGCTTCCTCAATCCTCTTCTGCATTGCAAATGAAAGCTTCTCTATTCCTTGTCCACGAAAGAATTTTATATTCTCGTCCAATTCATTAGTCAAATTAAATAGAGAATCAACTTCTTTTGCCGACGGCGTAGTCTTAGCATCTAATAATTTGTCAATCTGACTAACAATATCTTCAACCAAAGCAATACTCTTACCAGCCTTCTCTTGTTCAGCAGTCATCCTCTGACCTTGATAAAGCGAAGATAATTTATCAAAGAATGAATGAAAGTCAGTATATTTAATTTGCATTTGTCGGAAAAGTTTTACCGACTTCTCATTGAATATAGAGAAACCTTCTTTAGCAAATTGTTCTGACCATCCGAATGTTTTATTGTCCGACATTAGATTTTGCTTTCTTTTCGTCTTCTTTTTGTTTATTCAATCTAGAATACATCCAATCTATATCTCTAATATCCATATTATCAAAATCTGAAACACTCATCTTTAAATAATACAATAATCTAAACTGAGTCTCCAAAATTTCTTGTAAGGGACTCACCATATGGAAAAAGCATTTCAATTCGAAAGGGAACTGGCATCACACCAGTACCTCCGCATTCTGGGCATTCATACTTATATTCCATTTTTGGCCCGTGGAAAAATTTATCATGGAATGCGCGAATTATCGCTAAATCACTTACCGACAAATTTTCTAAATATTCTACTTTCTGAAAGCTGTTCAATTCTGGATAAGTAAGAGCTAATGCGTATCTATATAACCAGACATTCTGACCTGATTTATCCATCTCATCTACTTTAATCATGTCATTTACTGTCAACAGTCTTACTTTTACCACATCACCACACTTCGGCAATTTTATTTCATATGGTTGTTTAAAATTGTCAGGAAGTTCAGTAACATCTAACTTAGATAAATCAACCACAAATTCAGAAGTCTTCCAACAGTGTTCACATTCATGCTTTAAAGTAAAATTAGGAGAATAAGAGTTCATTGCTTCCCATATTGCAACAAACAATCGGTCTCCTAAAGTAAGCTTCTCAACATCAACACCTTGAATAACACTTCTCAATACTGCGAGAAATTTCTTCTCGAAGTTATCTCCACTAATTTCAGATATTAGTTTTTCGTCTTTACCTTTGAGAGGACGGATAAGAATCTTGGACTTGTCTACACCTTCATAGGTTAGACACTTCGAGGGTAAATTAACAGGCAACCATTTCTCTTCAATGCTCATTGTGCTCCTCCTTTGTTTTTATTCGGAGTAACTTAATACACGGTTTCAACTACATCAACACTCATATCAACATCAACACTAATAATAGTATTTGTTGCATAGTCTAAATTATACTTCGGCATTCCTAATGGAAATACTCCAGAAAATTTATACCGATTTACAGGAACCCCAGTTGTATCAAGAAACAGTAAATATATCATCTTCGCATATTTTGTCTTAGGAGCGTAAAGACCAGATGGACTGATCATTGCTTTTCTCCATTGCGTAAAATATGTAGTAACTAAATCAGGTACTGTCTTTAGAAAGGTTAGTTTCATTGTTTCAATCTTCATCCCACCTGGATATTTAGCTTCAAATGCGCCAAATCGTGTAGTATCACTCTCTATTGTATAATCACCGAATGAAATCTTTTGGCACATCTTGGATAAAAGTATTCCCGGCATCGGAACAAACCCGGCCATAAAAGTAGGCAAGACGATCTCCCACATATAATTCCGCTGAAAATGTATACCATTGAAATCGGTGGTAAACAATCCAGAAGGATTAAGTGATTGAAGAGCTGACTTGCCTACTTTCGAATAATCGCCGAGTACACTCATTATTAAGCGCTAACCTCAATATTGTCAACTGCAAATGTTATAGGATATTTAACAATCCCATTTGTCTCATAGCTTAAAGACACCTGTCCTAAAGATGAAGGATAGCATCCCTTAAGTTTAATTGTTCTTACTGTTGTTCCAGTAGTAGAAATTAAGGTCAACAGAATATCAGTCTTAATTGAAGAATCCCCTGCACCTAATCCTGTACCTAATGCTACAATCTCTTCCATCCAATCATTAACTGCATCATAAACTTTGTGATCCTCTCCCTCAATGAATGTACATTCGAAGGTATGAGCAATTGCAGCTTTACCTGGCACAACTATTCCAGGTGTTTGCTTATAAGGAATAGGAATTGACTCAAATGTCCTAGCAGGAATTTGGGCGGTCTGTGCTCTTAACTGATATGTTTCTACTTCCCCACCACCAATAGGCGTAGGGATTATTACTTCCCACAAATAATCTCGCTGTGGATTTGTGAGATTTGCTTTTAATGCATCACTCGACATATTTGGCATCTTAATTTTCTCCTTTTATTTAATGCTTACTATTTTCAAATACCGATTCAACATTTTTTATTTTTCTTAAACAATGATCTTCCCAATCTTTCTGAAATAAATCAGTATCATCTAAAAATACTACTCTCCATCCAAAATTATTAAATAGCCGGCTCCTTTCAGCTATATAACCTTCTACCCCATTTTTATGATATAGTCGTTTAAAAACTTCAGAAAATACTTCTATCACAACTTTAGAGCCGTTTACATTTACAAAATCAGGATTCAGATGTTTACCTTCTGACGTTATCCAAAAACTACCATTACCAGTATATTGATAAGGAAGAGAATATTTAGTAATCATATCTAGTATTTTAGTTTCATAAGATGTAATTTTATTTCTTCGACATGATTTTTTACTACTATTGTGCCCCCAAATATATTTTTTACTGCTTTTACTTCGGCAAACAAATGTTTCACCACATCCACAAGCACAAGTTCGTGTTTCTCGTTCTTGATAATTATGTGGTCTCTTACCTTTAAGATGAGCAAAACAACTTTCTCTTAAACCTGGATTTTTAATGAAAGATATTTGCGTGCCTTTAGAAATATTCTTACTTATTTCTTTAGCCCGTTCTGATCCATATCTCTCAATAAGTGTAAGACCTTTGTTATGAGGAGCTTTTCCCCGTTTACTCTCCCCATAACAAAGTCTTGAACAGTATTTAGCATTTGATCGATTTGGAGTAACTTTAAATTTCTTTTTACAAATCAAACAAACTTTTAACATCAGAGGTTCGCTCCACGACTAATTAATTCGGTAAAACTAGTACTTGTGTTTGTAATAATTACATTCAACTGAATAAACTCGGCCATTCTAATAGGCTTAATGAAAATATCAACATGTAACTCATTCCTATCAATTGTAGCAGGAGTATTATTTGTAGTATCACAAACTACTTTATATCCTTTGTCTCCAGTTTCAGTTTGAAAAGCGCCTTTTGAACCTAATAAATCAAGGTACTCTTCGCACATCGCTGTAATTCTGAACCTAGTTAATTCACTATTCGGCTCAAATACAAAGAATCTTAAAGAAGCTGCAATAGCTTTTTCAAGAACAATCAGAAGTCTTCGAACATTCAATCGGTCCAAAGCCGATGGTTTAGTCTTCTCCATCTTCTGACCCCATATAACATTACCGTCACCCCTGAATGTCTGTAATGGGTTTAATTCTGCTTCATATAATGTATCTCTCTCGCCTTCAGTGAAGACCTGAGTTAATCCCAGTGCACTAGAAAGTATACCCCTGTTGAGACCGGCCGGAGCAAACCATGGCTGGCCAACAAAATCGTTGTACGCGATCTGAGAACCGACAAATCCAGATGGAGGCAATTCAACAATCTTATCATTATACTGGTCATACCATTTTATCCATGGAGTATATAATGCGCAATAGCTAGAGTTGAAATTCTGAGTACTGTCTCTCCAAGTAACCATTGAAGATACCGAAGTCAATTGAGTATAAGGCATATCAAGAATTGCAACACAATCTTTTCTTGATTCTGCTATTGTCTTCATTTTAGTTTGAACTGTTAACTGATCACTATTACCTTCTCCACCACCACCTTGCAAAAGCATCCTTACATCTACATCATCAGGGTTGGCAAAGAAATCCCATCCAGTATCAATGTGAGTAGCAGTTACTGCTGAACCGTCCACTCCACCACCTAAGACTACAGCAACTGAATTGGTTTTAGGTAATACATCAGTACCTAATAAACTATCAGCGACATAAATATAATCGCTATACCCATTGATTTTGTCTTCTAAATATTGCTGTCTGCCATATCCGTCAACCTGAGTTTTTCTAGACACTGTCCATGTCTCGGTTAACTGAGCAGTACCATCACTATCCAATACATATACCTGAATGTCAAATTCATAAGATGCTGCTACAACATTTGCAATCTTAATTGACACATTGGCATTCCATACTCCGGGATCTTTTCCGAAAATCATGAATACATTGTCGCTATCGGAATCATCAACGAAAATCGGAGTTGATTTGCCGGTTCCTAAAGTAACATTAACTTCTGAACTATCCGATTTCTTTACTTCCATGCCGCCATACAGCGCACCATTAACTACCCTCAAGCAATATAACCTATTACCGTTTTCAAGGAATGCTAATGCGGTATAGTGAAAATAATTGCCAGGAACTGGCTCACCATATTCATTAATGAAATCCTGAGTATTTGTAATTAATATTAACTGTGTAATATCTCCCTTAGCTGAATACCCTACTAAACCTGCAGTAGTAGTAGAAACGTTAGGAATTATATTGCTAAGATCGGTTTCTTTTGTATACACCCCGGGACTGATGGGAAAGCTCATATTACTCCTCCTTATTTGTTATTAAAAAATTTTAACCATCCAAATAAACCTTTTTTCTGTACCTTATCTATTGCTTGCTGCAAATTACTTTTTAACTTTATCTCAATATCAAACTCCTCCTTACGATTTTTCCCTTCCATATCTTGATACCTTCTATAGAATATAAGACGATTTGTAGCTAACTGGTCTATATTCCAAAGCCCATATAACTTATTTGCTTCAGCATTACCGACTTTATCCAAAAAGTAATCATTACTAACTACTCTTCCCTTTTGGCCGTTTTCTGGATCATTATGTTTTATCTCAACGGTACCCCAAACGGTAAGTCTCAACAACCACGCTTCCAATGTTCCGTCAAAATCGCAAGGCCGCATATCTGGATGAGCTAGCATTTTACGCTCTTCTTCAGATTCTTCAGGAGTTAAGTTCTCCATTATTGATTCTTTTACCACACTTGATAATTCTTCAAATAATCCCACAGCTCCTCCTTAACTCTCGTCACTTGTTACTACTGTATACGATGCCAGTAAAATAGAATTAGCAGTGGTCGTATAAACCAACCCGCTTGCTGAAGTACTAAAGGCTAAATCAACAGTAAGAGAAGTATTGTTAGTTATTGTAACAATAATCCTCTCTCCTTCACCACTAACATATATTTTATCCCCGACTGTACGTGAAAGAAAATCGGTTCCTACGCCAGTTAAAGTAATTGTACCATTAGTAGTAACGGTCCCGACTCCAGTATTTACACCTGCAGTAGTTATATCATCGCTATACCAAACATCCATATAAATCTTGAGTATAGTTTTAAAATCTACAAGCGTTACTATCCACGCTTCTAAATCGAATGAAACTTTATAAACAAATAATGCACCTTTATTATATTGGTCTTCTAAATAAGTACTCTCATCAGTAACGCCTTTAAACTTTATATCCATCTGCATAGGATATAAATTGTTAAAACTTATAGAAAGATTTGGGTTAATATGAACCCAATTTAAATATGTCTCAATTGCTGCCATTACTTTATCCAAAGAACGAGACCAAAACCAAACATCATAACTGATTGTAGCAGGAACAGCCTTAGCCGTAACTATACTTGTATGAGTTCCGTCACTGTATTCCATCATAATCCCGCGTCTAGCGACCGGAGATCTCTGCCTTGCCCAATCAAAATCTATTCCCGTTCTCCAAAGACTAATGAATTCAGCTTGATTTGCCCCACGTTTTTCAGCAATTGTTCGTTGTGCAATTGATTTAGGAAAGAAAACCAGGTCAGTATTCTGAGTTGTCAGCCCCATATCGGTCTGAAACTTTGTAAATACTAGGGTTTTCATCGCGTCGTCAACTGTCTTTATGAAACTACTCATTAGCTTTTAGCTTTCTCTATTAATAAATACATGAACTCATTCCAAAATGAATGCTCTTCTGCTTTATGTAAAGTAATATTAAGATTCTTCTTTATCCAGTCTTCTACAAAATGTTCAGGTTCAGTACATGGAAAAACACTTTGAGTTAATTTAAAATCTACAAACGCTTTATGAGCGAGTAATCTAAACGCCGCAAGTTTAAAACAATTTGTTGCTCCTACCATTTTCTTAGGTTTTGAAGTTCCACGCTTAGCCATAGTTAGTCCTTTAAATACTCTAATCCTTCGTTTACAGGAAGAACCTCACTTAAATCTAATTCTACTTCGACCAATCCATATAAGGCTGAAAGATTGCATACTTCTCTATTCTCTATAATATCCCCAGGCCCTAAATATATAGTAGTGAATGCATCAATCTTAACAGGTATTTGAGCATTCGAAATATTCTTCAATTTACGAACAACTTTATGCATTTATTTCTTTCTGAGCGGTGCTAATTTAAACCATCTATAAGTTTCACTTGAATAAGTATTAGATAACAAAATATCAACAATCTCGAAACAATCAGTATCATAAGTCCCGGGTATATATCTAACTGGAACTCTAATATAACTTCTGATCAATACTTCAGGAAAATTCTTGAAATAAGCAGTTATTGGTGCTTCACCTTCTGCAAATATTCCTAATTTCCTAAGTCTTTCTAAATCTTTTGCAAACCAGCGAATCCAAACCTTCTGTCCAGTATACTCTCTAAACGTTATATTAGAAGGATCAGTATACGCGTCATTAGGTTCCTGTGCAGTCAAATTTGTAGGAATATAAAGCGTACAATCAATACCGTAAGTATCAACAGTAAGATCGTTGAAGGTCCGCAAGACGTCAATTGTACGATCTGGTATTATTCCACTCATTTGGTAATCGACATTCCTTCCTTCACCATCTCTTCTACCAAAGCTTTAGTTTCTTTCTTCGAAAATTCCCGTGCATCTATAACTCTGGTTATTACAGTAACTACAGAAGTAACAATTATAATTGCTATAGCTATCACACCTACAAAAGCCTTGATGTTTGCAATATTTACCTTATTACACCCGGTATCATCTTTAACTGCTTCCATTAATTTACGGCAATCAACACATTGCTTGCTTACTTGTTCAACTATCTCTTTAGTAATACCATTATGAAGTCTAGTATTAATTTCTTTCATGGTCTCAGAAGCTGTTTCAAGAGAAGTAGTTATCTTCTCTAAACTTACAGCCGTTTTACCCATTACTTCTACAAGCGTAAATACTTCTTCTTTTGAGAGTTCACTCATTTTTACTCCTAGTAACTCCTAAACTTATTAATTTTTTAGTATTTTCGGAATGTTTCCTACCGTACATAGGATTATCTTTTCCAAATCGGTGAATTCCAAACATAGGATTCTTCTCACCACTTCGATCTGCCCCATACATAGGATGATTTTCGCCAGAGGTTGCCTTGCTAATTTTTGCACGAGTTTCCAATGAATGCCTCTTTCCTAATCTTTTAATCCTTATCTTCTGTTTAGTTTCTTCGGAATGTTTTCTCCCGTACATACCATTATTTTTACCATTAATATCTGCATAGTTTCCAGTATTACCGCCATCTCCGCCGTCAGATATATTATATAACCTGTTTTTATTAAATCTTTTTCTATACTCTGCTATGTATTGTTTTTCTAATGAATTAAGTTCAACTTTATTATTAGCATAGACTACAACCTCAAGCCTAAATGAATCTTTACCGTGCTTATTTAATGCTCGTTGTAAAATTATACCACTTCCATAATAATCAGAATCGAAATTACCTTTGCGTTTTCCTATATAGATTCTATTATTGCGATTATTTATAGTTTTATATATGTAACCGTAATGCATTTATTTTTTCCACTTACTTTTTATTATAACTTTTCTCGGCCGGCACACAAATAGTTGCACATTTTGAATTATCTTCCAAGGCGGTAACCGAATGTTCATGGCCCGCGGGTATAGAAACGCATTGTCCGGGTTCTATAATTCTAACAATTGTTTTGAAGCTATATAATTCTACAGCGAAACTACCTTTGACACAGATTAAATATTGATGAGACAGTTCATGAATATGATTAGGATATTTATCCCCAGCCTTCATACCATACGCCATTGTAAAATTTGTATCATCATCTTCATACACCGTCTTATTTTCTATATCTAGCCCGAGTATATTACCGGGCTTTTTATATTTAAACATACCTAATTTCAATAGGTTATCTATTGTCTTCAGTTTTGAATCTACTCGTTCTGAAACTTCAGCGAACTTCAGAAACTGCTCCTGTAAAAAAGTCATTTATCAACCTCCACACCATTTATCTCAAAATGATATTAGTTTCTATTCTAGCTAAAGGAATAAGAACTTTAGCCATATCGAGATCTTTAAGCTGAATGTCTGGAGATACCCCTAATTCTTTAGCAACGTATTCAGCTTGATAGTCTCCTTTTTTAGTTTTAAATACTCGCATGTATTCTCTTAGCGTTTCATTAGGATTCTTTCTCTGATGATTTACTAAATTCTTCAAGCCCGCTCTAATCCCGTCCTCAAGAGATGCAAATATAGCATGACCGAACTTATCCTTACCTGTCATGCCTTTCCAATTGTCAAAGGCTTTTAAATTAATTGGATTGTTATTCTTCTGTCCTAAAGTCTGATGAATTGCAGCAGTAGGCTTTGCTTCAACTCCACTTGGTGAACCGAAAGCAAGGGCAGCGGCAGTCAATCCAGTTGCAACTGCACCTTGCCAATTAAGTTCGCAGAGTTTCTGAACATCCTTATCTGCTACTATATATTCATACAGCTTGTTATCCATATTATTTCTTTACTTCCTCGGTCTTCTCCATTAAATCCTTACGATCTTTCTCATCATACTTTGCAGGATCAGCAGGAATCTTACCTTCCTCGGTTTTAACTTCAACTTTGGCTTCAGCAGCAACAGGCTCGTCAACTACCGGAGCTTCAGCGGCAGGACCTTCTTCGGCAGCAACTTCATCTTCCTTCGCTAGCTCTTCTTCCATCAGTGCTAATGCAGCATAATAATCTTTACCTGGAAATTCGTTGATATGATCTAAAACAATCTTTCCAATTATTGACATATCATTGTCAACTGATTCGGCATGCTCGATCTCAACTGATAATCCAGCTTCGAAAGCTGCCTTCTGCTCTTCAGATACTCCTAACTCCTCAACTAATTCAGCAACTAACTCCGGTGTAATTTCAGGAAGAGCAGAAGCTTCATCCGCCATCGGATTAAAATCTTCAGCTACCACCTGCTTTATTCTCGCATATAACGTGTTATCCATTTGTTTCCTCCCTTTAGTTAATAAAATTATTCCTTCGATTCAAGTAATATATTTAAAAATTTCTTCAGCGTTTCAACGTCCTTATTTTCCATTGCAGTTTTAAGAGCATCAAGTCCGATCCTATCCATTGATTTCAACTTGCCCGCTACCCGCTCTAATGTAACATCAGTACCTAATAACGTCTTCAGCGAAGCTTTAACTGATTCAGCATATCCCCAAGTAAAGTCATCGGCCGATTCTTTAATTATCTCTTTAGACTCAGTAACCCCGAGTTTCTTAGCTACTTCTATCGCCTTTTGTAAAGCTAAAATAAATTCTTCAGTTTTAGCAATACTAGAAGTTCCTATTCCAGGCCAGTTGATACCTTTAGAACGTCCAGTACCTTTCATATTATAAACTGTAATCATTCGACTGCCATTTACTATAATATCAGCATAATCCTCGCCTTCACGATGATCTACTTCTATATTCTCATCTACCTTCTCCTCTTTCTTTGCTTCGATCGGTAACTCCTCTTCCTTAGGCTCTTCGCCTGCAACGGGTTCTTCAACTACCGGAACTTCAGCAGCAATCGGCACTACTTCAGTATTTATAGACGGAGTATCGAGTGTAGTAATCTGCGTTCCACCTTCAGTAGATACTATATTTACTTCTTTATCTTCAGTCTTAATCGTAACATCTACATCTTCTTTAACTTGAACTTCTTCTTTCTTTTCCTCTTCTATTTCCTCTTCTTCTTTTGCAGTAGGTTCTGTCTCAGGTGCCGTAGGATTTTTCTCTAATGCTTCCTTACGCCTGGCCAATGCAGCCTTCAATCTGGTTTCCTGCTCTCCACTGATCTTTCCACTTGTAGCAGTCTTCTCTATATTGTTCATTATATCTTCTAATGCTGCAATATCTGCGGCCTTGTGGATCTTTCTTAATAAAGATGTAGCCATCTTAGTTACTGCGGCAGCGGCTTCGTCTTCTTTCTTTGATTCCTTCATCGAAGTAACTACCCACTTCTTCGTTTCAGGATCTTGACTAACTGCACCTTTATTCGAGGTAGCAAAATTCTTAGCAACTTGCTCATCGCTGAACTCACCTAAAACAATTTCTTGCTTGTCGTCTTCAGTAAGTGTCTGCTTAGTTGTATCATCGACCTTTGCCGGTTCAGCAGGAATCTTGCCTTCATTCTTCTTTTCAGCTGCAGCTTTATTGATCTCGTCTTCTTTGCTTTTGTTTGCCGCACGTGTAGCCGCCTCTAAATCTGTATCCTTAGGCTCTTTAACTTCCTTAACCTTCTGCTCCAATTCATTAACCCGATCCTCTAATGTCTTCGGAATAATTACAGTATCAGCAACTTTAGTCTCTACAACTTTTTGTATTCCGGCTTTCTCAATTTCAGATTCAGAAACATTTTCTCTTATGTATTTATAAAGCCCGTCCATAATATTCTTACTCATGCAATTCTCCTTTGCTTTGGTCCCCTAGACCTTTAACTTGATTTTAACGTAAGTTAACTATACTTCCATCTACTACATAAGTACCAATTGTTGAAAACTTGGCAACTGAACAATTAATTGGGACTGTCGTTAATGCACTACATCCTAATGCTAATCCCGTGACATTTGAACCTGACCCACAATAGTGTATGTCATCTCCTGCGCCTTGAAACTGATTACCAAAAACTTTAGGCTGATATTCCTGCCAAGTTATAGCATATGGAAAATACCAAGGAGATCGATCTCTCTCAATTATTGTTTCCTTCTCCTTGATAATAATAACCACTGAGACCTTCTTTGCCTCTTCATCCTTTTCTTGTCTCTCGGCTATTCTGTCTAACCGTCCTTCTTTCATATCGTCTAGATCCATCCTTAAGATTTTTCGCTGATCCTCGAGCTCTTTAACTCGGTCTTTAGCTTTACTAATATCTTTTTCGACCTTATTAATTTTCTCTAGCGTCTTAAGAACGATCTGCTTTACTTCTTGTATCTGTTTTTCTTTTAAGGAATCCTCGGCTTCCTCAACGGCCTTTTTAACCATTTCACTTGTCATTTTACTTCTCCTTTTCCCTTGTTATTGGTCTAGGGGGACCAAATTATTCTTCAATACGTAATTGTTGACCATCATATTTTAAACTCTTAATACTTCTAAGAAAAATCTTAGCGCTAGAAAAATCTAATTTACACACTGCTATATTCAAATTCTTAGCTAATTCTTGCTCCTCAGTATCACACGGCTGTTTAGTCCACATATTTAACATCTTACTAAGCTTATCTGAATCTTCCTTCTGAGCTTTCTCTGGCGAATCGTCATAATGTAAAGTCTTAGCATCTAATGCCTGAAATAATCTTTCAAGCCTCTTAACCTTTTCCATTATGTAACCCATATCATTATATGACTTACTCAACTCTCTAAAAATATCGCCAGCACCTTCTAAATCATATCTAAAAGTAGACTTCCATTCTTTATGAACTAATACTTCTTGATTGGCTTCTTGATAGGATAATGGACTAGTAGATTCTTCTAATCCATACTCCTTGCGGATCTTGTTAACATGGTGCTTAACGAATGCTCCCATTGCCCAATCTCTTGTTACTTTATATGCAGTCTTTACTTCCCCACTTCGCTTCAATATCTCTTGATAATATGCAGTAATCTTCTTAATTCTATCTGACCTTACTTCAGGCCCTAACGTCTCAATCTCGTCTACAAATTCCTGAATCAACGGTTCGATCCCAGTCCCACGTTCTATACCTTCAATGATCTGCACACTTTTAATTATATAATCAATCATTTCAATCATAGTATTTTGCTATGTAATAATTCCTGAACCTTAGCCGGTACTGCCTTATCTGAATTTAAAATACCTTCTAAAACCTTCTGTACTTCGGTATCTTTAGATATTACTTTCAATCCTTCGTTCATACATTTCTCTAGCAACGTGCTTACTGGAGTTCCTGGGAAATGCTGAACATAGTCATTCAATATAGGTAATAATAACTTATATATATTTAAATCTCGCTGCTCATTAAGGTTCATTTATATTAGGATTAATATTGTCTTTAAAATGTTTTGACGCTTCACCATTAGTAATCTTTTTTGCACTAACTATATCCCCGTCATTCTTTTTCTTCCATTCTGCAAAACATTTATCACAAAACCAAGCATGCGCCATTCCTTCAGCCCATTTAACTTCAATAGACGGCGGATTACTACAATTCATACACTTACTTCTACTATGACTTTCGTTAATTACCAAACTAAGTATTCCGATTAAATCTCGATTTTCGTTCATATCGCCCGTCCCCACTATGACTATTTAACCATTTTAATATTGGCAACATCCAAGTCGGCTGTCCACAATCTACCCATATTGCCCACCAGATATAATGAAATGGCTTAAGTATTTCCATTACTTCTTTTTCTCTTCTTTCTTAACCTCGGGCGGCAGCGAGTCAATAGTATCTCGAATATTGCCGAAAAATCCATTGTTGAATATTCCTTGAATTGGATATACAACAGTACCAGCAATTCTGACTACTCGGGAATAATATCCCAATTCATTCAACAACTCGTCATCATCTACAATAATAAACTGAGTTACCCTAAAACTTAAATTTACGAAAGTATGAAGAGTCAATTCAATCCCTTCATATGTCGACTTCAATATATCCCCAACTATATATTCATATTGAGCTAATGTTGGTACCATATTCAGTGAAGTCGTATTTTCAATTGCATCTACTAATAACTGCATATTACCTATTTCGCCAGACTCTTTCATCTGTTTTATTATCTTATCTGAATCTCTTCTATAATTCAAAGAAGAGATTGCACATTTAGCATACTGCTCAGCAGTAGTACCTGGGAATTCTTGTCTCCATGCATTTACCGATCTCAATATTACCTGTACTTGAGGAACCTTGATTAAAGTATCGGTCAATGCAGTCTTGACATCGTTGATTGAATTGACTGTGAATGTACCGACTTCTTCATTCAACATTTGAGACAAATCTATTTTGTTCAATCCTTCGATCTGCAATACATTCTGATTAAATTCAGCATAGTCTTCTTTATTAATCCCAATCTTTAGAGAATTCTCGAAGGCTACTTCGTAGAGATCCCCTTGATCTAATATCTTTATTCCCCATTCTTTCTTAACCTTGCTTAGTGCTGCTATTGCATTACGTACAGTAGTAAAACCGCCAGGAATATAGGAAATGTTTGCTGAAGTAGTATCTTCATTCAGAACTCTTACTAATTTAGAAACAAATTCGCTTAGGTTCATTCCTGTTCCTCTTCCTTTGGCTCTTCTACTTCAGGTTCTTGTTCTATTTGACTCTTTCCTCGGGTATATGTATTTGCCTGTTCTTTTTCCTTTTTAGCTAAAGCCCCTGCTGCCTTCTTGACCGCCCCTACTTCTTTATTACTCATTGCTTCAGCTGCCTTGATTTCTTTACTATAGAAATCTCTTAAATACCCAGCAAAATCGCTAGTATATGCCGGTAATACTTTCCATACTGACTGACCGTGCTTGCACATTGCTCCATATTCTTTAGGATTGTTTCTCTTCGGCGGTCTGTTCTCAGGATTACCGAATTTAGCTTTACGCTGAGTACGAATATACTCAGATCCAGAGAAGGTGTCCGCCATACAGTCACAATCCTCTTCCATATCTACTCGGTTCAGTACTTCGGCCGCTAACAACTTATAATTTACACGACTTCCATCTTCAAGCCAAATACTTCTATCTCTAACTGCCTTATTAATTACATCTACTATATTTTTAAATGCTACATACACATCATAATCGGCGCCAGGAGTTGTACCTGAAGCTACAGAAAATCTCCATACCCCAGGTTTCTTTTCTTTCAATCTAATCCCGCCATTTGCTGAAATATCTCTAATTCGTTGAGCAAACTTATCAGGATTGTACAAACGAGTAACTGAACGTTGTTTGTTTGCAATCTGACCAAACGTAACCTCATTTAATATATGACTAGCAAATTCAGTTATACTCATTTATATTCGGCTCGCTAAAGCAACCCAGCGCCCTTCATTCATCAGCTGTTCTTGAAGATCTTTCATTTCTTCCCGGCCTTCATTATATAAAGTCTGCCCATCATTGTTTACTCCTATTGCGCTAGACTTCCTTAAAGCATTCCCCTCGGCCTGTTTTACTAATGCCTTTACATATTCTAATATCCATCGTAAAGGTGCTTCATCTATAATTTCATCCGTTTCGGTTGCAAGACTAAATCTTCTAGTCCCCAACACATAAATCTTTTGGATATTGCTTGCTTGATTAGAGAGATAAATATTTCCTCCTACGGTCGGGTCATTCGATCTTTCAAAATGCCATTTAAATCCAGAGGAAATATATCCCTTATAATTCTTAAAGGCTTCAGTCATCATAATCAAATCATTGTTCACGCCATCTAATATCGAAATACCTAATAGAGACCACTGTGGATAGTTCTGAGTTATCCATTCTTCTGGAGGCGAAGGCAGAACTTTGACCACTGTTTTAATATTTGCACTTACTTGTATTCGGGTTAATTCAGAAGTAATAGAAATCATTTCGGCATACTTGAATGCCGAGTGAGTATTCAGATAACGAACAGCATTATCAATAAACTGGGAGATAGTCTCTTGCCCAGTAATTAATTGTATAGGTTTGAATTCACTTTGTACCCAATTTATTATATCAGTTCTAATCATTCTCGTCCTTCTATAGTGTAGAGAGGATCTATTTATCTAATGACTTCAAATAATCTAGTGCTTCACGACCACTTAAAATTCTATTCAACGGCAGCGGATTAGTGTCCGCCTTCTTCTCTTCTTTCTTTACTTCTACTTCAGGTTTCGGATTTGCTATTCTCTTTTTCAGTCTCATAATTTAAAACTCCAGGAACGGGGGATCGAAGGCCCCCGTTCCATAGAGTAATTTGTTAACTTAAACCAGAAATCGTTCCATGACAGAACGCGCCTGGATTAATTACCTTGTACGCAGCAGAAGAAAGAAATCCCTTCTGAGCCTTCAAGTCTGTAGCAGTAATCAGCGTAGGTGTAGTGAACAGAGGAATATCATTTTTGTTACCATCACGAATGATGGGCTTAGTGATTTCTAGTTCTCCTAAGCTCCTAATATCGCTACTAGGATCAGACTGTACCATATTCTCTTTCGAGATTTGTCGATTACAGTCGTTGAACCTCTTGTCATTATGAAAATTAACAATCTTTGTTAACAAACTAACTCTATTAGAATCTACTAATTCGGATTCCCAAATAATAAGTAAATCATATCCGTGATCTTTAAAAAATTTTATTCGATCAAATTCAGACATAATATTTGGAAATTTATTAGCATCATGCCAATAGTCGCCGAACATATCAATCATTTTGTTATTATTAATTGATATAATATCCGGATGTCTATTACCGACTAACTTTCCGCCTTTCGGATAATTTAATTGATAACAGCCAGGTAAAATTGATTCCAAAATATTAATAAGATAAACTTCTTTATCATTAGGGAAAGTCTTAGATGCCCGAATTACATTAGTAATACGGGTAGTATTTTTAGCAAGCTTGCTTTTAATCTTAGCACGTACTTCCGGCCTTTTAGCTGGATTCTTATCCCCAATCATCCTAAGAGGTGTATGTTCTGCACAATAAGTTGAATCACTATATGTTCTTATTTTGCAAACTGGACAATACTGCCAAGTATCTTTATACTCTTTCCCATCCCTATGTAATATCATATTTGTTATCATTTCTAAAGAATGTTTCTTACCATAAAATGGATTATTTTCACCTGTTAATTTGTTAACTCGATCATCTGATGTAAATTTAGTTATTCCATATAATTTAGTAGCTTCATCTTCAGTTATTTTATGTTTTCTTAACAAATGTATCTGCAAGAAATCATATCTACTATCGCATATAGGACAACTTAATTTACCCATTCATAACTCCAATTTGGCTGCTGATTGACCGCACTAAAACATTTTTACTATTTCTAGTAGTTTTAGATACTCGGTTATTCCAGCAAGTTTCGACATTTTCTATATAAATTTCTTTATATAGCCGCATATATATCCCTTCCTTTAGGATAATCCGCTTATTGTTCCATGGCAAAACGCGCCTGGATTTATTACTTTATACGCTGCTGAACTTAAAAAACCCTTTTGGGCTTTAAGATCTGTAGCAGTAATTAAAGTACTTGTAGTAAAAAGTGGAATATACGGGCAGAATGCAAATGCGCCTTGAATAAAACTGTCACCTTTCCATCCAAAGATTATTTCAGCTGCAGATAAGAACGGATCATGAACAACAACGCGACCGTCCAGTGTACCTAAAACATAAGGACCTGTAGGTGTAATACCGTCAAGACCGGGAGCGGCTTTAAAGTTCGGAGCCAACTGACGAATAAGTCTTGATGTATCGTTACCGGCAATAATCCAAGAACATTGCATCCTTAATGTCTTAGCTAAGATGTTAACGTTTGCTTTTTCAACGAAATCAAGGAACTGATATTTCTTCCAAATCCATTCTGCGCCAGTAGCAACAGTAGCGGAGAAATCGCCTGGAGTAGTAGCACAGCCAGTACCAGTTGAAGCATCGTTGATCAAGTCGATACCTAAGTGGTCCATCGTAACACGAACTTCTCCACCTAAATATTTTACTACTTCGTCTTCAAGAGAAAGACCATGAGCCTTCTGAAGATCAAATGCAGCAGCTAAGCTGTATTGAGCCATCAGAGGGAAATCCTCGGCAGTTACTGTCTCATAAGTTAAGTCGAAATTAACTGAAGGAACAGCAGCTGAGGTCTTTGTTTCGTAGTTGTATTTGTATGTTGCGCTACCAGATGTGATCGCGAGGTCATTTGTAATTTCAATTGCACCAGTTGTATAGTTGATTGTACCAGCTTCAAGTAAAGAAGCATCGTCAGCAACCAATACATTCGCGCCATTATCTGTATATGTACGAGTACCACCTGCATCTACAATGGTAATAACTGCAGAACCGGCAATTACAGGAATATAAGCTAATGTACCAGTTTTAATGTTCGCAGCTTGTCCGACTTTAGTTGTCAAAACAACAACTTCGTCCTGAACTCTCGTAGAAGCATACCTACGACCAGCCCTTGTTGTATTATGGCCAGTTTTTGCAGCCATCATATTTGAATCTGCAGCAATTGCGCCTTTAGCCTGACCATACTTCACGTCAAGATAAAAAACTCCGCCAGATCGGCGGTCTAAAGCCTGAACAATCGCCAACTCGTTTAATACTGTGCTAGGAATAAGAGCAGCTATAATAGGTAACTGTCGTTCTGTAATCTCTTCTTTAGAAGAGTGTCGGACTATATCATCATCCTCAAAATATTTACTAATTCTATTTTGGGAGCTGGGCGCTATTTGAAACATTATTAGACCTTTCGTCTTCAGTTTCTAGTCTCTGCACCTTACAATTACTTAATTTATTGTCCATATTATCTTGTAATTCAGACAATAGAAAGGGTAACTGTCTTGGCTCAGGATTACCATAAAAATAATTAAAAATATCTTTAGTATATAAACCATACATTAATCCATTAACCTTGCAATAATCTCTAAGAGCATTTAATTTCGTTATCGTTAACTTATCATTTAATAAATGTGAACCTTTTATTTCAATTATTGCAATAGTTTCATTATTCACATTTAAAATTTTAAAATCTGGATAAGTATTATGCCCGTCATATGGAATAGCAAGTTTACTGCGCTGAACTATTAATAGAGAACCTATTCGGCGTTTAAATCCATGCAAAAATTCAAGTTCTAATCCAGAACCGTAGAATACATTATCAAAATATCCACGTTTAACCTTTCCATAAAGTGATAATGAACTTCTAAAATCAATACCTTCTTGTGATGAATTCCATTCGTTCATCTTTATGGCAGTTCTATCATGATATTCCGGATCTGACCAAATCTTTGTCATTGATTTAGACATTTTTTCTCGTTTTAATATTGCCTTTTCTATTCCCATTTGCTCTTCATAAGATCGAGAACTCTTTTCACTTAATTGTTTTCTAATTTGCAAGGCCTTCTGGATACCGTATTGCTGTTCAAAAGTTTTACAGCGTCTTTTATCGCCAGACACTTTCCCACCAATCTTAGTAAATCCCGTTTCCATTACTGTTTTAATAAGACCGGCTCGTTGTTTAGCTATCTTCTTATTAGCGTGTTCTTCACCATATCTTTCAATATATGATACCCCAGCTAATAAATGATTCTGATAACTAATATGACAAGACCGACTACAAAACTCGCGTTTCGACGGTATTTCCTTTGAACATTGTCTACAAATATTTTTAACTTTATTTTCCATTAGGCTTCCCTGAATTCACCCAGTTATTAAAATTGGATTACTCCAATTTGGGACACAGTTTAATTACGCATCCCTAAGAAGTCGATGTTACTAGAATCAGTAGTTTCAAAAAGTTTCGAAACCCTTGATTTACCAGCATTTAACAGAGCGTTTTCTGCGCAACGAGATATGTTGTGCTTCATATTCTCTGTTAACTCTTTTCCTTGTTTCTTCATATAACCTTCAGCAGCTTTGATAATCGGTGCCCATGCTTCAGACAACGCGGTTCTCTCTGCATTCTGAGCGGCCATACGCGATTCTAATAATTCGTTGATCTTCATTTAAATAATTCTCCTTTAATTTGTTATTGCCCCATTGCTCTAAAAGCGGAAGCAATTTGTTTAGATATTACTGATTCTTCAATCGGCTCGCCAACATTGATCTCGGTCACAGGATTAAAGTGTAATCCATTTCCTCTAATCATGTCTTGAACCATTTCAATAAGTTTATCTACTTCCGATACTGACTTACATGATTCGAAAAGTGTTCGAACATTGTCAGGAAGCTTCAAACCCATTGTTTTGACCTTTGTTTCGGTATATGTCTTAACGAGCCCCATAGCGTGGGACTCTTTAAGCAATCTAATTTGCTTCTCATTTGATTCTTTAAGCTGCTTTATTTGATCTTCGATATTCTTCAATTGTTTTTCTAATTTAGATTTTATTTCTTCGGCTTTTGCTAATGCAGAAGATTTATCACCTAATTTTTCATTCAATTCTTTTATTGTCTTCTTCGATTCTTCTAATTCCCCATGCTCTTTATGAAAATTAGCAGAAACTTTCACCAATTCCGCTGTTTTTGCATCCAAATGGGCAGATACGTCTCTTAGCTTAGAAGACAAATCTGAAACATCATGCGTATAATTTGCGGATACTTCGTTAACTCTCTTCTCTAATACAGTACCTAATTCAATTGCCTTATCCCGTTCGGCAATTAGGATTGCTTCAGAAACTTTTGTTTTAGACTCATTATTAAAACCGACCCTTAATAATTCTTTAAAAAATGCGGGGTTTTCTTTCATAATTCTCTGCATTTCTTCTTTATCTTTTTTATCTGATTCCTCATTCGCTTCCTTAGCCTCTACCGTAGTATTAACCGTCTTGATCTCGCCCTTACCGTCTTCCCTCTTCTCTTTGTACTCTTCGGCCTTCTTGTCTTTAATATCCTGTTTGTCGATAATATCTTGCTTGACAGTTTCAGGTGTTGTAATTGCCGCTTCATTCTTCTTTTCATTCATATAAGTCTCGGCTCTCTTTAACGATTCTTTATATTCCCAAACCATTGTTGAACACTCTATAATTTTTTCTTGCCGTAAATCAATAACTATATCTATCTTTTTGCCCATTTTCTTTTCTAAACTGTCAGTTATTTCAGATATTTGTCCTTGATAATCGGTAGTAAATACATTAGAATCTATTGCAACAAAAACATAATTTTCAGGCATAAATATAATATACCCGCCTATTAAATACTTATCCTCTTTTTTATATCCTAATTCAATTAAATCCTTTTTGCCATCATAATATTCTAATTTAGCAGAGCCAGTATTATATACCCAAGTGCCAATAGGTAAAGCTCCACGTTGTACAATAGACCAGGACCTAGATAAAACGGTTTGTTTTTTCTGTTCATCAGTTAAGTCTTTAAAGTCTTCAGTTAATCCTACTATTTTAATATATGCTTGATTTAAAATCAGACTCTCACCTATCTTCATGATCTCAGCTTCCAATCCACGTCTCTGAATTTCTTTCATCAGTGCATCGACTTCCTTGTTTAATTCTTGATGATCGTCAGAAGCCATTGATTTATACCTAGTTAATATCTCTTCATTGGACAATTTGGAAAGATCTGCAGATTCAGTAATATCCTTTTTCTCTCCCGGCCCGCCAAATTCATTCTCTAATTCAGCTTCAGTTTTATCCACCAATTTCTTAAATTCAGCAGGACTGATTCCCCTCTTATCCGCATATTTCTTGGCCAATTCCGGATCGTCTGAACCTGAATTAATATAGTCAAGAATATCAGCCGGAACTTTCTTACCTTCCACCACCTTCGATTCCTTCATCAATGAATCAGGATAATGTTTAGACATTTTATTTTTGTTATTGGCCCAGAATAAATCGGCTTGTTTACTATACTTGCCCTTCCACCAATTTGCAGCAGCAACATTCGCCTTATCTTCTGGCCATCCTAATTGAGATTGACATTCAGCAGATACTGAACCGAAATTATTACCGCCGACTCTACCTGCTATAACACTTATTTGCCAAGCTTCTTTATCGGTCAAAACTAAACTCGCCTCTTCTACCTTGGCTTCAGTTACTACCATAAAATCCTGAGCCGAATCGTCTGAATCTAATTCAACTATAACCTTATTACCGTCCGCTTTCATATGAATAATATGCTTATTGCGTAATTCCTTAAACGTAGTCTCATTTGTTTTAGCTTCATTCGACACCTTAGCTCCTATCCACTTTACCTTATTAGATTTGCAAGCCGGACAAATCATTCGATCGTTTTGATCTACTGAAACTGCAAATATATCTCCATTCCATCCACAGTCAGGACAGAACATTTTGCAGCTTTCGTCTAACGATTCTTTCAATTCTTCTCTAGTTCGAGCAATAACCTTAGGCAATAACTCCTTCAGCAATAAAACATTGTTCTCAGGATATTTCTCCCCTATTACTTTAACTATCTCTTCATCAGTATTGCCATCTATCACCATGTCCTTTACGACCGCTTCAATATCGTCGTAAATACCTTCGTCTAACTCCTTTAATTCATCCTTTAAATCTTTGGTAATGGTTTTGATCTTCTCAGTATCATTGTTAATCTTTTGAATATCATCTTTAATGGCCTCATCGACAATTGCAGCATCACAGCATGAACTCTTGTCATCGCCTTGAGTTACTCGAGCCCCACATTTAGAACAGACTTTGCCATGGGCGATCTTGTTGTCGTCGTTCTGATAGTCTTCTTTTACTTCAATTTTATTCTTTAATTTCCATAATTCACCCGATTCTAATTTAGAAATCTGACCATCGTTTTCAGCCTTTTCTATTTCATCCTCAATTACTGATAATGCCGGTCTATTTATATAATTAGGATTGGTAATCATATCTACTAATTCATCGTATCTTCTGCTTTCTTTTACTTCGACTTCGTTAGCATGCTCACATCCGCCACTACACTTCTTTTCCCCTAACTTACATTTACACTCTTTATGCTGCTTGTCTATAGAAATATCTTCTTTCAGCTTGAGTGCCTTCTTCGATCCGGCCTTTTCTAATAAAGCAATAGCAACATTTTTATTTATAGCATGAGATTCATAATTAGTCCGTACCGCTTTAACAATATCTTCAGGTTCAGTTTTAGAACAACTAGGATCCCCAGTGTGATCAACTGTAATAAATTTATATGAATCAGGTATTACTCGACTATACTTCTCGCCCGATTCATCAACTTCTTCTGATAATTCACCATCGGCCCTAGTACTTGCTGGAACTTTTACGCCTGCTTCATGTAAAATCCAAATGAACTTTCCAGAATCTGTAGGAAGTATATCAAAATCAGCTTTAACCTCATTAGTAGATTCATCTATAAACATATTACTAATAACATGTGAAGTCCGATCTTTATCTAATTTAATTGAAGATTCGGCTGGATGCTCATGCTCGCCTAATATTTGTCTAGCCTTTAATTTACTTTGAAATTCGGGATCATTAAGAACATTATCCCAGACTTTCCGTCCATAAATCCGTTTATTAGCATTTTTTTCGTCAATTACACAAATAGTCCGACGAATTCTAGCCAAAATACCGGATGGCAATTTTTTAGGATCGTTCTCTAAAATTTGTGTTTCATCTAAAATTCGTTCATTTAAATTCATGTTTTACTCCCAATTAAATTATCTATTTCATCTTCCCAAATAAATATAACTTTATAACCGGCAGTTGTAAATGGTAGAGAATCTATCTTCTCAACTGACCGTTTATTTTCCTCAGTAATTTCTAAACCATATTTACGTAAATGCCAGTAAATACCGTGAAAAAGAGCAACGGTCTTCAATTCTTCAGAATAAGCATCCGGCGATCGACCATTTATTAAAAACGTACAATCACCAGTATATTTAAATTTGTTATTATAAATGGTATTTAAATAATTTAAAGCTTTCCCCTCAAATATATTAGGTCTATAACTAGCTTTAAAATATGATTGTTTTAACCATTTTTCAAGTCCGATCTTTTTTATTACCTTTTTCATACTAACAGATTTCTTTGCCTTCGAAATTATCGCCTTTTCTTCGCCAAATCTTTTATCAAAAGACATTCCTGTTAGCCGTTTACTTTGTATTTCAGCTAATTCTTGTATTCTTTTATCCGTTTCTTTAGACAAGCCCTTATTCCATGGATCATTTGGAAAATTATGTTTATTTGATTTCCGTTTTTTTGGACTTTGATTAAAACATATTATTCCACAAACTTGATTCTTTCGATCTTTAGGATGAACATATTTTTTGCCACAGACAATGCATATTCGTTCATCTTTTGTGCTCATTTATGTTCTCCAAATTAGTTACTTACTTTTCTACTGCTTTAACCTCAAGTACCTTAACTTCAGTCGCGACCTTACCCTTAGCACTTTCACCTGGAGTAAACTCAACAGCCTGTCCGTCTAATAGATTCTTGTAACCATCCATGACAATACTCGTGAAGTGAACAAAATAATCTAATTGATCCTCACCGTTTACAAAACCCCAACCTTTTTGCTTGCTGAACCATTTCACTGTACCGTACATTGTTGTTTCTCCTTTACTTGCATATACTACTTTCTAATTACTTCCCCGTTTTCATTTACTGTAAATTCAGTAGCCAATACTTCTCGCAAATTCTTGTACATGCCGAATTCTACCATCTTCCTCCGAATGCTGACCGGACTATTGCCGGTCAGCTCAGAGATTTTAGTTACTGTCAACTTCTCATCTATATGTTTCTCGATTAAGTATTCTTTAGTAAGTTCCATAGTTCTCCTTACGCCTTGGACTGAATCAGACCATTCACAACTGTTATTGTGAAATCCCATCCATCGATGAAGGTACCAGTAAACCCACTTACTGCTCCAGAATATCCTGAGAATCCAGAGATTCCAGAGTAACCTGATTTGCCAGAGTACCCACTGAATCCAGAGATTCCTGAATAACCAGAAATACCTGAGTATCCTGAAATTCCAGAATACCCGCTGAATCCAGAAATACCAGAATAACCAGAGAATCCACTTATACCCGAATAGCCAGAGAATCCAGAGATACCTGAATAACCTGAAAATCCAGAGATACCAGAATAACCTGAGAATCCACTTATACCACTATACCCGCTATAACCTGAAATTCCTGAATAGCCAGAAAATCCTAATGTAGTAGGTTCTCCTGAAATTCCAGAGTATCCGCTGAATCCTGAAATACCGCTATATCCAGAGATACCAGAATATCCTGAAATACCGGAATATCCACTATACCCTGAGATACCTGAATAACCAGAATATCCTGAGATTCCTGAGTATCCGGAGATTCCACTATAGCCTGAATATCCTGAAATACCCGAGTAGCCAGAGTAACCAGAGATTCCAGAATAACCACTAAATCCGGAAATACCTGAGTAACCTGAAGTTCCCGGGCTATCTCCTGAATATCCTGAAGTTCCTACTCCTGAATAACCAGAGATACCAGAATAACCTGAGTAACCAGAAATTCCGGAGTATCCACTGAATCCTGAAATACCGCTATATCCTGAATAGCCTGAGATTCCAGAATATCCACTGAATCCTGAAATACCTGAGTATCCGGAAAATCCTGAAATACCAGAGTAACCAGAATAACCGCTGATTCCAGAGTAACCACTTATACCACTGTAACCTGAAATTCCAGAGTAACCTGAGATACCGGAATAACCAGAAAATCCTGAAATGCCTGAGTAACCTGAAATACCTGAGTAACCTGAGATACCTGAGTAACCTGAGATACCGGAATAACCTGAATATCCAGAGATACCTGAATATCCTGATTCCCCGCCGGCTTGACCAGAGATTCCAGAATAGCCGCTTGCTCCTGTACTGCCTCCACCACCGTGATATATACTCATAGTACTCTCCCTCTTAAGAAATTATATATAAGGCCGTTACGCTAATGTTAAATCTACAATCGTAGCATTTGCTGCATATACTAATATAATAGATGAAACTGCTGTAGCATCGATACACTGCTTGAACCCGTCTCCGGTAATCAAACTAGTTGCCGGAGTATTTGAAGCCGAATTGAAGAATACGTCTACCCGCCCAGTTACACAATAAATATCCAGATCTAAAGTGAAGTTTCCAGTAGGTACTGTAATTGTGTCTACTTCAGTATCGTCTCCAGTATATGATTCTGAAACTATATTGCTATTACTTGCATATGGGGCATCTGAAGTCTTCGTTATCCCCGTAGGCAAAGGAGTTCTGATTGTCTCATATGTTTCCTTTGATTCCCCGGGTTCTATTCTTGTACTTCCGACTGTTACTACTGTTGCTGTACTGTTAAGATAGGTTGGACACATGTTCAACTCCTTCTTTATGAAATTCAATTAATTTTTGTTTTAATAATATTTTATCTTTTAACTCTTTTTCCCAAACAACTAAAGTTTTATAGCCATACTCACTATATTTTTGTAATCTATTATTATCTTTTTCTTCAGAACCTGATATATTATGCCAATAATCTCCATAAAGCTCAACAATCTTCTTTTGACCGTTAATATTTATAAAATCAGGAAAGAATCCTCCTATCATAACTTCAAACCCACCTACAAATTTGTAGTTACTAGGAAATAAATTATTTAGTATATCTAATAATTTTTGTTCTGATTTATTAATTTTTTTATTATGAGAACTAGCTTTAGTCATCATTAACATATGTTCTTTAGAATTAACTTGATTTGTTTTAGCTTCTTCCTTTTTAATTCCAGACATATTTTTACACACTTCATCTCGTTTTTCGGTATGTGACCAATGAGATTTGTCCCTCTTTGCTCGATATTCAGGACTTTTCCACATATTTAATCTGGCAATACTTCTATTCTGTATAGCTTCAGGAGTAGCATTACCAATTTTTCTTTTCTCTAATAATTTATCTCTTCGGATAGGATCAGACCATATTTGTTTCCAACCGAATAATTTATAATTTATAACACACAAATGAGAACAGAATTGTTGATCAGATCGCTTACCTATAAATATATTATTACATGTTAGACATTGCTTTTCTTTTATTTTAGATTTCACATTTTCTCTATAACATTTTCGAGAACACACTTGTTTATATCCTTTAATTATATGAACAAATTTTGTAGAATTACCACATATTATACAACACCCATCTAATTCTTTCTTTAAGTATTTATCATAATAAACCCTAGAAGAAAGTTTATGCGTTCTCCATACATGTTTAGATAACCCTATTATAGTATTAAATTGTCTATTACATATTAAACATGTACAAATCAACCTTTTCTCCTTGCTTAATTCCTAAAATTATGGGCGGCAAATAATTTGCTGGCGCGCCTTCATTACGAGTATCAGTCGTAGAAGAGCTGACGTCCTTTTATATAAAGGCCGCCCGAAACTATTATTCTTTCATTGATTCCTGAATCGACTTCAGTATATCTTTATTCTCTACATGAACTACTTTTCTCTTCGACTCATATGGCTTCTTGTCGATCTTCATATTCAAATCATTAGCTAATCTTCTGATTTCGCTATCAGCACCTTCCCATGTTTCCCAAGCTTCAGAAGGAAGATTGTCTACTACATAATCAGTTACTTCAGAATTCCCCTCTAATCCAGCCTTATGAGCCATTCTAACGAGCTCTTTGATCTTTCCTCTATACTGAGGGCCGATCGTGCGAGCTTCTTTGATCTTCTTTGAATCTCTTTCCTTCTTGCTTAATGGAGTATAAGGATAAAGTGTTCCGGTACCTTTGTCGCCATCATCCACTTTGTCTTCCTTCTTCGCTTCTTCAGTAACTATATCAGGTTCTACAACTGGAGCTACTTCCTCTTTCTTCTCTTCTCCAGGAATACCAGTTATAGTACGATCGATTGGTTGTACCTCAGGATTTACCGTCGTCACCTGAATTCCACCTTCTGTAGTAACGATGTTAGTTTCCTTATCCTCGTCCTTTATAATTACCTCGACATCTTCTTTCACCTGTGCTTCATTGGCCTTTTCGGCCTTGATCGGCTCTTGAACTTCTTCCTTTACCTTAGGATTATTTACACCTGTTGATGTAATTTTGGCATGTGATAAAGCAGTCAAGACATCTAATATTCTTTTTGCTGGCATTCCAATACTTATAAGTGCTTGATTGATCTGACCCCAAGTATATGTTTCATTGTTGTCTTCAACAATCTTCTCTTCTCTTACTCCTTGCTGCATTAATACCTGACTTACATAAGGAACCAGTTCGTCATCAGCCTTCTGCTTTTCTTCAGGAGTAAGATCATTATACTTCCTCTTGAATAAATAATTAGCAATATCATCCATCAACTGCTCAGAAGTTACATTTTTTTCAATAACTACCTCTTCTTCAATTTCTTTCTCTTCTGTCTCAGTAGGCTCGGTTGTCGGCTCTTGAGGATTCTTCTCGAGAGCTTCCTTGCGCCTAGTTAATGCGGCCTTCAACCTAGTCTCTTGTTCGGCAGTAATATCTCCCTTCGTTGCGGTCTTCTCGATTCGGTCCATTACTTCTTCGAGCGACACAGCATCTATAGCTTTGTGGATCTTGCGAAGGATTGAAGTAGCAGTTCTAGTTACAGCTGCATTCGCTTCGTCTTCTTTCTTGCCTTCGACTATTGATTCATTAGGATTTACTAAATTATTCACGTATTCCTCCGTCTCTCTATTCGACAAAGCACCAGAAACATTATCTAATACCTGTTGATAAATACTATTTGAATCCTTCATTCCGTTCTTCAAACATTTATCTACAACTAATCTGATTGCATCCTTTACATTAGGGCTGATCGATTCACTAATCTTTATCTTCACTTTACCGCTCATCTCGGAATGCTCATCATTATAATCCTTCAATGCAGCTTCAGCATTCTCTTTCTTTCTATAAGTAGCAATTACTTCTTCGCCTAATACAATCTGGAATACTTTCTCGTTTACTGACTCATATATCGTTAAAATCTTGGCTTCACGATTAAATTTAGCTACTTCCTCTCCTAATACTAAAAATAATATACTATTTCCAGTTTTAGAATCTTGAGTCTCTTCCCAAGTAATTCCCTTTTCCTTTAATATATCCTTTGCCTCAGCAAAATCATGACAGACTTCGGATTTAGATTCGTTTACTCTCGACTCATTTGGTACTTTCGGAGTTACTGTATTCTGAGTCGACGGTCCGGTACCTTCAGCCTTGATCTCATCCTTTACTTCAGGTACCTCTTCTTCAGGCTTTACTTCCTCTTCTTCTTTCAGGAAATACTTCTCGACTATGTCTACAGATACTGACGTCGCCTCGACCTTCTTCATCGCTGCCAATATAAATTCAGGAATGTTTGATATGTCTACACCGAGCTCAGCTGCATCGGCCAAGGTGTTCTCTGACGCGTCTATAAGTATCAGGTTGTTAACTGTACCACTTGCATCCATGTCCCGCTTCAGATAAAAATATTGATCTGCCCCTTTTGCCCCTAAATATTCCTTCTCATCAGGAAGCTCTTCAGTAGGCTCGGTCTCAGGCTTTACTTCGTCAGTCGGCTTCTCGCCAGTAGGAGGAGTTGAACCTTGAGGATCTTCTGTCCCGCTGTCCTTTTCAAGTGGATCGACAGGCTGCTCGTCCTCAACTTCAAATAGACTCTTCATTTCCAATATTAGATTCTTAGTTCGCTTAAACATTGTTAGAACCCCTTCTATATTTAATATGATTAGAACAGACGATCAAATCCCCTAATTCTGAATGCGATTCTATTATACAATTCACTAAATCTTCTTTCTTAAACTGTTTGCCACAGACAACACATTGCTCTTTAGCTTTACGATCTAGTAATATTTCCTTTAATACTGCGTCCATACTTTATTTTAAATCGTAAATTAATTGCCCCAACTTCTCATAAAGATTAGCGACTAAAATCTTGTATTCCTTATTTGTTTCTAATTCGATAAGTGCATGTGTACAGAGTGAACTGACTCCTATTACCTCTCGTATTGGATCCTTGCACTTACCCAACGAAATTGCTTTCAAGTTTTCGTAGACTGATTTACCCTTCAGTTTCTCTACCAGATTCTCTAATTGATTTTCAGCTACTATCATCTGAACAATTTCCCCATTAAATTTAAGTCTACACTCTCGATTATCTTAGTACGAACTGAATCTTCGACTATCGTCTTCTCTTCCATGGTCTTCGCTCTATTGGTCAGGCATTGTTCGAGCAACGAGCCTTGTGGAGCAATGTCTGAAGTATCTACAATCTTCGTTTCGACTACGACCTTGGGTTTCAATTGACCGAGTATAGCATCCCGCATGTTCGGACTTGCTACTTCGCCGGTAATATCTCGTTCGTTAGGCGCTTCCATTCTTACTCCTTCTTACCTTAATACAATATCCACAGTCAGCCATTATGCCATTACTCCTTCACCATCTGAATTATACACTTTTTGTATTCTCCATATCTACTCCTTAGTATCATATCTGAAATGCCAAATCTTATCTTGTTTTACATGATGCCCAAAATCTAGTTCTACTGACTTCTTATTACATTTCGGACAACCCATTTCATAAATCTTGTCTTGTACATCAATCGTTGCTACATATTGATAATTGCACTTCGTACAGCGAAGCCATAATGTTTCTTTCATCTGTTCTCCTTTAGGTTTGTACTGCGAGTTTCGGACTGCTCACCTAAAGTGTAGATGAGTTAATGGCTGAAATTTATAGGGGAAGGCGTATAGTTTTTTATACTAGGCGAAGACTTCCCCTGCGCGCTTTTCGATGAGCGCCTCTTTGTCGCCAAATTTATTGAAGTAATTACCTGGACAGGAAGCCTAAGAAGTTCTCGGTTGATAAAAGAAGAAACATAACTTGTCTTAGGTCGTTCTCTCTAGTCTTTCGACCATCGAGGTTAGCCTTGCGCGCTTATCCCTTACTGCCTTGACGAATGTAGTTACTAGTTTGGCACTCAGCCCCACTACAATCTACATTCTTTTAATTGAGCCTATAATACCTTGACTCTTTAGACTTTAGACTTGAGGTTGCAGGCGGTTAAGCCCGAAGGAATTCAAATTGAGAATAATCTCAATTCTAGTTCTCGTATTTATCTATTATAGATAATCACCAATTCTCCCAAGTTTCGTCTGGCAGAAGTACGCTTCCTTTTTCCGATTTTTATCTCTGCACATTAATTACTTCTCAAAGAACGATTGAATATGAATATATCCTGTCTATACGGATACCCTAATAAGACATCTGATCCCAGATGGGTTAGTCTTCTGACTTCTCAGCATACTCACTAAATCTACTAATTGCTGAATATAATAATCTCTATAATACTCTTCTAGACTCTGCACTTACTCTAGAAGATCTGTCACAGCGTTTACGACTTCCAATTTCCCGTCGATTAATGCTGGCTCGTTACTGAATATATCTAACTTATTGTCTCTTGCCTTAGGATCGTAACACCTAACAATCTTTATCTCTGTTACCTGCCCGGTGGATTCTCTTAAACTTATCTCTTTCAATCCACGGTCAGTCAAACCTTTCCAGCTTACTTCTTCTAGCATTGCCAGATCCTTGCGTCTGTGAATCCATTCAGCAATACATTTTGTTACCTGAACTCCACCTATTTCAATTGTTACTGGAGTTGCTAGATTGGTCTTCTGAATCCTAATTCTTAGACTTAATAACTCTTTCAAAAGATCGGAGTGTGCTTGAAGCCATTCTGAAACCTGTTGTTTCTGATCTGTATATACAGGAGTCTCGTTACTTAAATGTGCTGAATGCTTCTGAATCTTTACTCTTATGTCTTCAGCCTTGCGAACTAATTCTTTGCTTGACTTCAACGCTTCAATTATCTTCATTTGTCTCTCCTTTTGGTTTGGGTTAACTACTATGTAATCGGCTTCTTCTCCCATTGGTCAAAAGTGTTGACAAATGAGCTACTAAATCTATTTATTAAAACTTTCTGGAATTATCTTCGCTTTCCCATATTGCTCTTCCCACTTCGTATTCTTTCCTTCGTTCAGCGGTAGTGCCGCCTTCAAATCTGAATTGTCGATCCTTGCATTTATACTTGCCTTGAATGGATTCTCTCCTGCACCGGCCGCCATTGGTGCTCCTCCTACTTCGCCCTCTTCTGGAATCTCTGGGGTAGTAAGAGGCCCTACTTGCTGTTCTACTTCTTTAACGACCTTGTCAAAATCAAAGTCAGACAAGTGCAAGATCTTCTCGTTGAAGTATTTCAGTACTTCTAATTTATTGTACCCAGTCTCGCCTAATGTAGTATTCAAAATTTCAACCATCTTAGTAACTACATCGGCTCCACTCGACAGTCCTTCCATCAATTCAGCATTTTCGGCAGTAGACGTTTCTCCCATCTTTAATTCAAACATCTCTAGATCTGGATCTTTACCTTGATAGGCTAAATGAATCTGCACTAACCTAGTCAATCCTACAATTAGAGCTCTTTGAATTCTTCGGCATTGACGAGAGAACCTAATATCAAGACGTTCGAAGTTATTACTTCCTATTCCACTGGGTACATCCTTCTGATATCCACCTAACAATTGTAACGGTACTCTTAAAGCACAAGAGAGTTGATCTCTCAACTCTTCAATATCCCTTATCCATTTTATATCTACCTCCCCACCTAATTTTTCTATTCGTACACTATTGACATCTCCCCATACAGGCAGGATTATATCTTCCACGGCTGAATTATGTAAAAATACGCCAGCAGCAACCGGAAAATTATGGTTATGTTCTATTTGAATATCATAAGTATCTTCACGTTCAATTAATTGTTCAACTCTAATTACTTTGTGATTCTGAATTACGGCTAAATCAGATTGTACTTTCTGTTTTCTTTCTGTCCATATCTTTGTAATTGTTTCCCCGATAACTCGGTCATAATGTTCTCTATTTTTATATTTTTGAGTATGTGTTTTTATACATTCGAAAGTCTCTCCACAACCGCAAGCGCAAGTCCTCGTTTCACGCCGATTTTTATATTCAATTTTAAATTTAGGACCGGATGGACATGAATTGATGTGCGCACCTAATGATCCGGCAGTTCCTAACCATGTTATATAACATAGCGGACAGGTTAATTGTCTAAGTTTTTTTGCTGATTTTTTCTGTTTAGATTTTATTATTTTCGCTTTATCTTTACCGTAAATTTTATCGTAAGAACCTAATTTTTTACCTTTATTTTGTTGAATTTGACCGATATGACTAATTGATAACTGTTCCTTTATTTGTTTCGCTTTATTTTCGCCATATAATTCAATATATGTTTTATTTTTGCGTGTTTTACTAAATGAATGTTTTCGCTGTTTAACTTTTATCTGTTCAGCCTTTTCTTCCCCATATATCTCTTCATATGTTTTACCAGTACAATGCTCTTTCGACCATTGCCCGCCAAACTTACTATGATAGGCCCAATGATCAATATAATGCATCAATTCAAAATTGGTAGGATCATTATTTAATTTATTAAAATCAATATGATGAATAGACATACCGCGTTTTGGCTTTTCGCTATTGCTTTTCTTAAAAACTAATCTATGTTCATAATGATATTGATTATCGGCTGGATTATATACTAATCTATACCCAGGTAATCCAGGATTCGTTGCAATTTTAGTATACAATGGCATAAGACTTTCACTTTGTCCTAAATCCTTAGCCATTTTGTATTCCCCATTCCTCAGCATAAATCGATGATCCGGTGTACAATCTATATATTGTTCGTTGTCTAAATGGACTCGAATTAATTCGGCATTCAATCGAGTTTTACATACTCCTACTAGTTTATTAGGTTCTAATTCTAAAGTTTGTTCATTAATAGTCCATACTGATTTTCCAATATATTCATTTGGTTTTTCTGCCATTTCTTCGATTGTTGGTTCAGTACCATCCAATAAACTTATTTTAGTATTTCCTCTAAGACATAAATTGTCCATTCTCTCTTTATATGGATTTGGACTAGTTGCTGAAATATCTAATGAATTGTGAACAAAAATACCATCAGTTAATCCAAAATTATGATTTCGTTCTGTGGTTATATCATAAGTATCTTCTCTAATAACTAATCTTTCTACTCTAACTACCTTATGATTAATAATTGCAGGTTCTAATTTTCTTCTTGCCCATGCCAGTTTTAGAGATTCAGATCTCCTTTTTAACGTCTCTGGTGACGGTTTAATTCCAAGGTGTCCTTCACTCATATGTTTTTTCGATTCGGCGGAATGAATTGTACCTTTATTCTTTACCCCAATCTTTTGTTTATGTTCTTCAGTCATCGGCTTATTTTTTCTATTATGCCCAACTGCATATTGCCATAAAGACGTAATTATAACTTCTTTGCTATAACCACATCCACATTTACAAAAACGAATTTCGTGCGGTAATCTTAAATACCGTTTTCCGGCTAAAAAATTGTTTCTGCGTGATTCTTTTTGTTTATTAATATTTTCAATTGGCCTTTTATATCCAGTTCGTGATTTAGAAATTTTAGCGCAAATATGACTATTCTCTTTAGTTAATCCCTTTGTTACATGAGGCTTAACTAATCCTAGAGACTTCTTCACTAAATAGGTTTCAGCTTTCTTTGCTAATCTTTCATCCGTTTCCTTAGTTAATCCTTTACTCCACCCAAGCTTTAAAGATTTATTATATGTTTTGTATTTACCATCCTTAGAATTTTGAATATTATGTAAAGCTAAATGTCTCCCTCTAAGTTCAAATTTTAAATTAGATGGATCATCATCGCATTTTCTAAAATTCTTATGATGAATAACATGTCCTTTCGGCGTTTTGCCGAATAAAAATTCGAATGCAGTTTTAAATACCAATTCATATTTTCCGGATTTAGGATTAAATATATAATTTCGTTGATCCTTATTTCGTCTAGTATATAATGGCATAAGACTTTCACCTTCAATCAGATCTTTAGCTTCTTTATACTCCCCATCTCTCAGCATAAACCTATGATCCGGAGTACAATCAATATACAATTCGTTATCTAAATGGACTCTTACTAATTCAGCATTCAATCTAGTCTTCTGAACATTTATTATTTTATCCGGTTCAAAAGCTTTAGTTTCAGTATTAATACTATATACATATTTCCCAATATATTTATTAGGATCATCAGCCATTTCCTTAATAGTAGGATTAGATCCACTTAGCAAACTTATTTTTGTATTTCCTCGAAGACATAAATTCTTCTTCAATACTGCGCCGTACTCGTCTAATATTGCAGTAACAGCATCGGCATTTGAATTCTTGTCTACTCCAATCAGGAATACTCTCTGTCCCTGTCCTCGTACTACTCTGCTCATCAACAAAGAATCTTCCGCCATCTTCAATCGTTTGTAAGGAACTAATGCATTATTCAATACACTCGTTCCATATTTACTTGATACTCTTCGAGCATCTGGAGTTAGCATACTCATAGGGTTATATCCTTGTGTTGCCGAATCTCCAAATATAACTCTTCTCTTCTTCGTACCCAATAATCTGAAGTGGGCAAATGCATATGGAGGCAATAGAGTTTCAGCTGTATTCACTGACATTCCGGCTTGACCTGGCGTCTTAAAGAATCCGACCAATCTTCCGTCTACGTCTACTCTTGAATAATCTAATGGATGGGCCGAATCTTCTACACTTACAATCCCTACTCCTGGAATTGCATTGATCTGGACGAACATATCACCATACAGACAATTATGAACAAATACCCCAGCCCCAACTGAAAAATTATGATTTTTAGTTGTAGTTATATCATATACATCTTCACGTTCAATTAATCGTTCAACTCTAACTACTTTATGATTCAAATATTCTTTGCGTTTACTCAACATTACCAGACAATTAGCCGTTCTAGCTAATCTCTGCTTTTCAGTTATTTCTATTTTAATATGATTTTCTTTACGAAAAGAATTAATTAATGAATAAGTTGTATTTTGTTTAGTATTATGGCATTCCTCACAAAGTGTTATTCCATTACTTATATCCCAAAATGGTTTCCAAGTCATTGCTAACCTAACCAATATTTCCTTATCTTCAATAGGAGAAAATTGTGAATAATGTTTAAGAAATTCAGTTAATAATATAGAAAAAGGAATAATATGATGTGATCTAAGATGATGGCCTATCTTTCCACATTCCTGACAGGTATAACTATCACGTTCAAAAACTTCCTTTCTCCAAAATTTATATTCTTCTAATTTATGGATAAGACCATATAAATTAATATGAATAAGACCTTTCCAACCGCTTTTCCGAATTGGTATATTAAATCTTCTTAAACGATCAGCTATAACCCCGCCGGGTACATTAATTATATTCGATATCTGTGGAATTGAAAACATTTGTTTTAAATATAAATCTTCTAAAAGTTCACGAGTAATAATATATTTATATTTTTTCTCTTTAACTATATTTCGGTTTTGAACTATTTTTTGAGTTTCAGTCTTTGAACGAAGTGGAATACCGAATTTCCTTAAATAACAATCAACCGATGCACAGCCGATTAACTTGGTTATCCAAAGCACAGAAAACTTTTTATTAACATAATTTTCGATCAAAAAATCCTTAGTTAAACTTAATTTTTGTTTTGAATACCAAAGGTTATCCTCAGGATTATAAACTCCAATACCACCTTTATAGGCCTTAGTATACAACGGCATAAGACTTTCGCCTTCAACTAAATCCTTAGCTTCTTTGAACTGACCATCTCTCAGCATAAACCTATGATTATTCGTACAATCGACATATTCACCATTGTCTAAATGAACGCGAACTAATTCAGCGTTCAGACGAGTTTTATAAACCCCAGCAATAGTATCTACTTCCAATCTCATAGTTTCAGGATTAACACTCCATAAATACTTCCCAACATATTCTTTCGAATTTTCAGCCATTTCTTTAATAGATGGCTGAGAACCGTCTAAAAGATTAATCTTCGTATTTCCCCGTAAACACATCGTGTACGCCCAATCGTATATTACTTCTTCTAAATTTATACTATCAAACAGCTTGTCAATCTGGTATTGATATTCCTTACTCTTTGCATCTGCCCATACAGTAACATTGTTTGTCGTACTCTTGCTCGTGCTGAAGTCTGAATACAGTTCTACAGCTGAACTCATCAATGGGTGTTCTACGCTCGCCTTCTCCACTGCTACATATACCGATCGCCGGTCCGTAGCGACCTGGAGCATCTGTTGAATTGCCTTGTTCAGATCAGAGGTTACAATCCCAATTCGCTTAAATTGCTCTTTCTCTACTTCTGATGTCTTGATTACTGGTAATTCCTTGGCAGGTATGACAGAAGTACTAGGACTTAACTTCTTACGCAGATAATTGATAATGTCCAATGATTGATCTCCTTATAGGATTAGAGTGCCCAGATGCACGAAAAGGTCTTTCTGTACTGGTCTCTTAATAATAAATAAAATGATTATATTATTTTTTTTCTTAACTCTTTGCCTGCTAAATACTTTCTACATTTGTTTAATACTTCTTCTACCTTCTTTATCGACTTCCAATACGGAATCCCAATCTTCTTATATAGATCTTTGAATTTAACACGATTTAAGTACTTCTCTTCCAATATATTAAACCCATCTACCTCGGTTCTAAGATCTTCTATCATCCTAATTTCATCCAATTTCTCCCTCAGGTCTTCCGTATAGTAGTTTACCGCATTCTTCTCCAACCACTCCATGTCTTCAATACTGATGTTTGACTGTTCTTTGATCTTTACTCGGTATGAAGCGAGGAGTTCGATCTTCAGATATGACCCAATCCGAAGACAGATCTGAGTTGAATCCCAAGTAACTGGCATTGAGATCAGACTCTTATGAAGAGCAATTACACTGATATTGAAGAGTTCTCGGATATCCTCGTCGGCCAGAAAACTCTTGAATTTTCGCTTGAAATAGAAACACATTTGAAGAAGGAAGTATTCAAACCGAAAAACTAGAAGACTGAATAATTCAGAACTCTTGGTTTCTTTATACTTCAGAATCAGTTCCTTGACTTCTACCATCGACAGGTTAAGGAGTATATGGAGTTCCTCGTTCCTAATTCGTGCTTCGTCAGGTCTATTGTCCAATTCTGCGTTTCCTCATAATTTCTGCTAGGTTCTTCATTCCTTCGCTAGTCTGAACTTGAATAATCTCTTGCCCATCAGGAGCAAACATCTTCAGATCTATCTTTTCAGTCTTACCTAATAGATTAGAATTCGACCTCCTGATCAGATCTACCATTAGCCCAGCCGGAATCTGAGGATTTGTATTCAATAGAGCTCGATATATCGACTGGGCAATCGCGTCAGCCATATCCTTGCTTCCTTCCATTATTACTTCCCTTGTTTCCCCACTATCTAAAAACTCGACATCAGCAATCGTCTCAGGGTGGTCGACCTTTCCGGTAGTTGGGTCCTTCTCTAAATTGGCTAGCTCGATCAATATCATCGGGTGACGATGGCAGATCCATCTCTTTTCATAAATAAGATTTATTAAATCTAGATATGGCTTCGGATCTTTGTCTACACTCTGGTACTCAGTCTTTACCCCGGCTGCTGAAAGCAATTGGAATGTATCTTCAGCAGCAAGAGGCAAATCAGATGAAAATTCGGCAATGATAAATCCTACGGCTTTCAAATCCAATACTAGTTTCCTAATCTTATGGATCGGAATCCGATCTCCTTCTTTCGCCTTGATCCTCATTACAAAATCGGTTTCTATTACCGGCATATTATATTTGACAAATGTCCCGTCTTCCTTTTGAGCTGTTATTTCTTTCCATTCTTTTACACACGACATTGCTAGCGCAGCAGCATCATGAGTAAAAGCAATGTCGAAACTGACAAACCGCTGAACTGTCCTCGGAACTCTGATCGCAGTCAAATCTAAATACCACATCAAATCTACTTCATCCTTCAGCCCTATACTTATAGTCTGAACTTTAACAGGATCTCGCTTAGTCTCGTCAAAACATTCTATAATCAGATTCTCAGAAGGAATCAGCTTCGACTTCCTCATTCCTTCTACGGTAATGCCAGCAGTATCGCGAAGTGATCCAATAATGTCCTGTTGAAATTCAGCTTTGAATTCAACCGGCACTTCAATTATATTGAACCCTTTGGCCTTATGCTCAACCGCTTCGGACTTATCTATTATCTTTGATGGATTAAAAGCATCGCCTATCGCTATCACAAACTTCTCTCCACAGAAAATATGCTTAGGTTTTGCTTCCCATAAAGGAATATCAAACACCTTTACCTGTGGGTCATTCTTCATCTTAGTAATAAAGTTATCAATGAAAGACTGTTCGCCTTGCCTAGAAGCAACCAAGAATAACTTTCCTAAACTATACCCAGTCGAAGCAAAGGTATTTTTAAACCTACGAGCGGTTGCGTCGTAGGCGGCAAGCACTCTAGCCTTCTGCTTTGCCCCTTCATTAGGAGAATCAACCTCGTCTAGAATTCCGCATACTACATCTGACCCTATAACTGCAAATCCTTTGGCGTAAGGAGAAGCTAGTAAATATTCAAACAGACTAAATTCCAGCAGTTCTTCTCCTTTAGACTTAGAAACATAAGAAGCCTGTTTTATAAACCATGGAGATTTAGCAAGAAAAGACTGAAGTTTAGTAAATCCCCTTGAACTTCCTAGACTCTTAGTCAGATTGAAGAAACTGATTGACATCTTTCCGCCGATCGCCAATGAAAAGTATTTCCATGGATCTCTAAGAAGAAGCAGTAGGTACATAATATAACAAATTGAATACAGCGCAATCGTAGATTTCCCAGTTCGAATACCGCCGGTAAATACGATATACAACTTCGAATTGTCCGAAAATATTTCCTTTAAGGCTTCTTTCCAAATAGGATATACAGCTTTGCCATTATCGGTAACTCTACCTAGATATCTATCATCCGAGATAAAGGTAATAATATCTACAGGAACTTCTTTATAAATCTTAAGAAGCTCCATCTCTCGGATGGTCCTCATTTCCTTTAATGATCTTTTCTTCTCGGTCATAATAAAAAAGCGGCAGCCAAGAGAACAATTTACTGTTCCCTCAACCACCGCCTCCAGTAATTCTGGTCAGCTTAAATTATTTTTTAATTTCTCTTACTTCCCATCTAGCACGTTTAATATTTGGATCTCCTATTCCAGCTATTGCTGGAACTTCAGCTTTATTTAACATAAATTCAATTTCCTTTCCAGTAATACCATCATCATAACCATCTGATAGATAAGAAAATCTATTTATTTCGAATTTTTTATTCTTCATAATTTATCCTAACTTCTTTCTCTGTTCAATAATTTCGCCAGACACGATCTTCCCATCCTGAACTTTAAGATCGGCAATCAGAGTACCAAATCCTAATTTCTCAGCCTCTTCACTTAACTGCTCAAATATTTTATTTTGCTTCAGGTTCTTGTCCTGGCTGTTCACTTTCAACCTCTAGTTGTTCTAGTTTTAATATTTCTTTAGTGAGATTATCTATAAACCGCTGCCTATCCATAGGAGATAACTTATCTAAATCCTTAGGCAATCCATCAACTTCATCCTTCCCTTTACCTGTCATTACAATTACATTCTGCTTTCTATTAATTACTACACTAGGATCTTGGGCTTTAGTATATCCCATCTCTTTAGCAAAAGCAATTAAATGCTTATCCTCTTCTCGAAGTTCAGTCAGCAACTCTTTCTTAATCCGATATATATCCATATAACTAGCAATCTCGGTCTCAGCCTTCAAATGACAACCTAAACATTCATACCAATTATCTAATGAATCTTCATGTAATTTAACAGCTGAATGACAGCATACTGATACTCGACCCTGTTCAGCACCATCCAGACTTCCTAACATTTCAAGTATTCTAATCCGACGAGCCTTATACCCAACACTGATAAAACTCATAATTGATTCAGCTACTGCATTTCGTTCAGGCGAAGTCTCGGTCTTCTTTATTTTAGCGATTCTACTTAACACATACTCTTCAGGCAACCCGACCTCTTGCAGTACTAAGCTTATATCCCCTAAATTACGAAGATATGACTTCTTTATCTGCTCGTCAACTCTAAACTTGTCAAGATTATTCACTCAGATCCTCTCGATCAATAATGGCTAATACATCAACTTCATGCAAAATAAGTAACTTTTCACCATCCTTGTTTGTAATTGAATTAAACGAATTCTTACTAAATACTACCGTATCACCAACCTTTACCGACATAGATGAAATAGTACCATCATCTAAAAGACGACCCTTCCCTACACTAATTACCTTACCCTTCGGCTGTTCTTGTTGAATTGATTCAGGTAAAGCTATTCCTCCTCGAGATTGCGTCTCAGGAGTCAATTGCTTAACTATAATACGATCCGCTAATGGTTCTATCTCCATATTCTCTCCCCTCGATACCCCCTTTATATCCTGATACCCCATATATGGTATTCTATATGACTTGTTATCCGTTCCTTCAACATCATAGCGCCAAGGTATTCCTTTGTCATATACCACTATATCACCGACTTCAATTTCAGGTTTAATAAATATCTTTCCGTTTCTAAGATATCCAGGCCCAACTGTTAATACCATACCACAATCACGTTCAATATTTGACTGAACTGAATCAGGTATAATAATTAAACTTCGGCTCCTTCGAACATATAGCGGATATATAAATACAATATCCCTTACCGCTTGCAGCGGAAAATTAACGCCGCCACACGCCGGACAAACAAATGGGACATTATACTTATTTACATTACCCTTTATCTGAGACTTTACTTTTTCTGAGTCGAGTCCACAAGTATTACAATTCATTATTTAGTCTCCGCTGGAGCTTCCATTGCTTTTTCAATATCTTCAACAAACTTCTCTAATACTAGTATATCATCGGCCGACATTCTCAAATTCTTGATATAATCGAACTTAATCAGCGGCATATCAATTTCAACCTCAACCTGAAGAAGTTTAATATATTCTTCGTTAAACGCGGCCATATTTTCAGGAGGAACTTGAGACCCACCTTTTTCATCTTTCTTACCGTATTTATCAATCAAATTAATACGCGCATGCTCCATCGTATTCATTTCGCTATCTAATCTCTTGATCAACCTACTAACCCAATATGCAGATTTAAATTCAGCCGGTATACCGGTAATCTTTTTCATTGCATTCTCTGCGCTCTTAATCTCTAATCTTGTAACCTTAATCATTTTAGTTCCTCCTATTTACTCGGTTTCTTTACCTGGTCAACATAAAAATCTACAGGTTTTAATTCTTTTCGCTTTACTGACAACTTATTATTTGGATTGATTACCTCCTTTTCTCGGCATTTAGTCAAATGACCGTGCCATTTTTTAATTCCTCGTACTTTCTTCTCATAAGCTTCAACCCCCCTCTTCTTCATTGGGGTTTCTCTACGCCTTGTACTTGTTTTTACTGTCTTTTCTTTTCCCACATATCCTCCTTAATCCCACAAATTAAAATAATACTTCTGAAAGTTCTTCCACCCATCCTCGTATTTCTGGACTTCTTCTAGCGTCATTACATATAGACAACTCTTAAATTGTTCCTTTCTTTTATTATATTCTTCAACAGTAAATTCAGAACTAGGAATATAATACCAATCAGGATCACCATTTAAAATTTTATCAGCAACTTCAAAACTGTATATCATACTATCCAATATTTTATCCCATGCTTCAGAATTAGCTTTATCATCAATATCGTTAGGATCCTGGCCTTCTTTATATACTGTAACTGGATAACCACATTTATTCTTTCTCAAATGTTTTAATCCGCCGAGAATAACGTCAGTTAAATAATAATCAAATCCCCAAGTATCTGAAACCGCCCAGCCACGCTTACCTCTCTGAATAAATGTTCTAATTGCTCTAGGCCGTTCTTCAACCCAGTTCCAAATACCATGCCGAAATAACCAATAAATGTGATCTATTCTATTTCCCATTCTTATTCCGCCTCCGTATTTCTTTATCTAATACCCCAGGAGCAAGAAAAGCCAGCGCTGAATAAAGAGCTGAACAAATAAACAGTGCCTCTTTTACCGTCATCTCTAAATTAAATTTAGACAACATTCCGCGTGAACACAGCCAAATATTATCCTTATGAAATTTAGTTGGAGTAATACAGATCCCGGAACAAATAAAATTACCTTGTTTACCCTTTACTATCATACACGACTGACAGTTCTTAATCATTTTCGGACATTTCATATTAACTCTGCAGCTCCTTTAAAGTAATAGCTTTAGTATTCGCCATATTATGATTTATAATCTCTTCAACTTTCTTATCTAATGCTTCAATAAAATCCTTAGAACATCTCTTCTCATTTGCTTTAATTAATTTCTTTACTGATGATACTTTTAAATAATTAGCCATTTTATTCCTCCTTTCTATTTTTTGTCATCAACTTTTACTTGACCACTATCACAAAGTTGCCTTAGTAATTTAGCTACTGCATCACCACAACTAGTAGGAAAATTCTTTATTTTATCCGGGTCATCTAATTTAGCTTTTGCTCTAGTACAAGCCGGACAAGTAATTAATGTTAATTGATCGATTATCTCCTCTAGAGGTATTTCATATCTAAAGGCTAAAGATAATATTCTTCCTATAGATTCTTGATTCGCTCTGCATCCTCCGAGTTTAGAACCATTAAGAAATATCTCATGTATCTTCCCTTGATTATAACCAACGGCAATAAATAATGTACCACATCCTACCTTTACTTTCTTTATCCCTCCATCTAACATGTCAGGTCTTGTATGTTTATTCGGCATTTTACACTCCTTTACAAATCAATAATTATTGGCTGATTAACTAGTTCATATGTTTCATCACAATTAGAAGCATTGATAAATTGTATGCCTTCTCTTTTAAATATTCCATAACATCCATGAATATGTCCAAAACAGTGTACCTTTAATTGTTCTAATTGTTTTAATCTATTTAATAAATCAAAGCAGCCTACTGATTCTCCATTAACCTTTTGATGGTCATAATCAAACCTGTCGGCAGTCTTATCTAATATGCCATAAGCTGGGCCATGTGTAATCAATACATCAGTGTCTTTAGGTATCATATTCCAATGTCTTTTAATATCATCCCCTCTATCAGCCATAAACCACCACTCACCAAATCTCGGAGTAAATGGAGAACCCCAAAACGTTATACCGTCAATTGAACACCCGGTGTTTTCTAAATATTCTGCATTATTTAATACTTTTCTATTCCAGTTATACGAAAACGCGTATAGCGGATAGTCATGATTCCCGGCAATTACTATCTTATGTTTAACTGGTAGTTCACCTAGCCAATTGTTAAAGTCTACAACTTCCTTTTCTACATTCATACCACACATATCGCCAGCAAAAATTAACACATCACAATCGGGAATTGTTAATTGCCGGTGTAGATTGTGAGTATCAGATATGACGCAAAGTCTCATTCATTCTCCTTAATATAATTCTTTATACCTGTTAATATACAAGAATTTATAAATTTGTTATCATATTTCTTATGGCGCTTCTTCGCTACTGATTTTAATATTGATTGATCGCTATCATTTAATTCATATACAATAGTAGCTGAACCATTTTTATTTTCTTTGATTGATATTACACGCATATTAAATCTCCTAATTTAATATATTCTTTTTCATACCCCTTTTGCTTTAACCATAATGAATACTTACTAAATAATTCTTCAAATGTTATCGGCATAAATTTATGTACATCTACTCCTATATTAATAGCGTCAGTAATCGCCGATCCATTTATAATCCGTTTAAATGCCCAGTTCTGATGAACATGACCTGTAAAATTAATATCATAATTGAAATCTACCATTTCAGGCTTATGAACTATATTAATCCTTTTACCACCATATCCTATTACTAATCGTTCGACTATAGTCTTAAGCGAATTATTGCTATCGTGATTACCTTTAATAAATATCTTATTCCCATATAATTGATTTATATAAAACTCGGCTTTATTCTGTTCTCCTTCTCCGATCTTACCACCTGGACTATTCTTAAAACAGAAATCACCATTGAAAATTACTACATCTTCAGGTTTTACTCGGCTATTATGATTTCTAATTAATACCGCATCCATGTGATTTACATCTTTAAACGGCCGATCACAGTATTTAATTATGTTTGCGTGGCCATAATGAGTATCAGCAGTATAGAAGTATTTCATTGTATAATCCTAATCACTTGATTTTATATCCTTATCTACAAATTTAATACATATATCACTCATAAATTGTTTTTGATAATTACTATATCTAATACATTCATCGCAAGTAGTCTTCCCTGTAGTTCCTATTCCACTAATAGCAATACCATAATCTCGAACTCGGCAATCGGATTTCATACAAAAATTTATATTCCAACTACCTCTTGATTTATGACCCATTTTAGCTTCTAGTCCATACTAATAATTTAGCTTGACATAAAGATTTAGGACAACTATGTTTAATAGTTGACCTAAAACACCCAGAAACTGAAGTCATTGGAAAAATCTCACCTTGTTTACCATAGGTCCATTCTAAAAGTTTATCATAGTCATCAATTTTCATACCACCTGCATCACAATAATCACAATTAACAATTTCTTTATTAGTTATACTCATTTATCCTCCTCATTTAATAACAATCACACCATCTTTCAAATTCACCACAACATACACAAACTACTTCACTCATTTTAACACCTCCCAAATATATGCTTAAATGTACTATTACTAATCTTGTACTCGTTTACTGATAACTTAGTTTTATCAACTTCATGACCCCATATAATCCAAATATTATATCCTAAATTAGCTAAAAATTCCCGTTTTTGTTCATCATTAGGTAACATATTACATCTCCAACCATTTCTTATTTTCTGGTTTTAATGACCATTCAATAGTCTTTTTTATAGATTCTTTTAAATCTAATTTCGGTCTAAACCCTAACTTCTTTAATTTACTACCATCTAGTGCATAACGCAAATCGTGGCCTGGACGGCTTGAGTGGAAATCAACCATTTTGTAATTTAATTTTTTACCAACTACCTTGGCTATAAATTTAGCCAATTCTAAATTATCCATCTCTGGACCAACTATATTAATTTTATCACGAGTAACTGGATTTTTATTTAACATAAATAATAAAGCATCTGCTACAGTTCTAGCATGAATCCAACAACGTGAACCGGCATGTTTCTTTGTCTTATCAGAATGAACTGACAACATTGTACCTTTAAGTACACAATTAATAACCTTCGGTATATACTTCTCAGGAAATTGCCGTTCCCCACAAACATTCATTGTGTGGCTAATTAACATTGGTATCTTATATGTATTAGCATAAGCTAAACACAATTCCTCCCCACCGGCTTTAGAAGCTGAATAAGGATTAGTACTATCATATCTATCCCATTCTTTATAAAACTTACCTCTAGGCGCTGGACCAAATACTTCATCTGTACTAAAGTATACAAATTGCTTAAATGTTTGAGTAATACCTGAACAACCAATAGAAGGAGAATAAGGTTGATTTAAATATTTAGCATACTCTAACATTCTCATTGTTCCTACTACATTACTCATAACAAAGGGTACTGGATCTTCTATTGACCTATCAACATGTGTTTCAGCAGCCATATGTACTATGTAATTTATATCCCTACCTACTTCCTGCTTAACACCATCTGAAATACCAGTAACTAAATCTACATTAAATATCTTTATTCTTTTGTCATCAAAAACATTTATGTCTCTTAATCTATCATAGCCATTGGAGGCATAAGTAAGCTTATCAAAAATAACAATATCCCAATCGGTATTCTTTATTAGATGTTCTATAAAGTGGTGCCCAATAAATCCACAGCCTCCAGTAACTATTATTTTCATTATGCCTCCTTAATAATGCTTTCTATATAATCAATAGCGTCTTTAACTGTAATCATTTTCTCAGCGACTTCATCTGATATTTCTATTGCATATTCCTCTTCTAATCTCATTACTAATTCAACTGTGTCTAAAGAATCGGCACCTAAGTCCTCAATAAATTCTGCATCATCAGTTACTTTACTTATATCTACCCCTAAATGTTCAGCTACAATTTCCCGTATCTTTTCCTTTATACCCATATTACCCTCCTAAATTATTTTCAATTAGTACTTGATATAATCCGCATTCTAATCGTTCAATGTTATCATGTTCTATATTAAGACATAAATGAGAATTAATTACTTCTATTATTTCATGTATAAAAGTACTCTCTACCATTTGTCTGGCAGCTTTACGATCAAGAAATATAGTCAAACACTCAGAAACAAAATACCCGAAAAACTCTTTGTCTTTATCTTCTTCTAATAAGTAAGGTTTAATTGCGTTAACAAAATCATCCGTTATTAATACCTTATAGTTAATTCCAAGTATCTTTATGTTTTCAGGTATATTTATCATAAATGTTTTTTAGCTAACCTATGTGGTTGTATCTTCATTAATTCATATCTAGTTTTGCTTGTTGCATCTACAAATTTATCTAACTTCTTCAATTGTTCTAATCGTTTCTTAATAATCTTTTCAGCTATTTTACGCCTTTTCTCTCTATCCATTATTACTCCTAAAGGTTATTACTTTTCGTTTATCTTCCTTATCTTCGAAATGTAAAAATCTAATGGCTTTAATTCCTTTCGATAGGATGGAACTTTAGTATTCTTATTTATTATAGCAGGAGTCTCTCTTATCTTTAAAACCCGATTATACCATTTAGTTATACGAGCTACTTTTTTATTGTATACAGCAGAACTTCGTTTCTTAACTGGTGTTGACCTTCGTTTAACTAGCGTTTTTTCTTTTTTCATTCGATCTCCTTTTAAAATAGTTTTGCCAATATTCTCGTTTTTGATTAGTTTTTGAATGACAAGATTTACAAAGTGTAATTAAATTATCTGAATTACAATTCTCTTTATTATAATCAATATGATGACAACTTGTTGCCGGTTCTTTCTGGCATAATTGACAAGTATAATGATCTCTTTCACGAATACTTCTTTTAAGAGTTCCAACCCAATCAACAGAATAAAGATCTTTACTTATCCCACCTTTCCAATTATAATGATCAGAACCTTTATTTTTATCGCTTAGTCTAACTCCTTCGCTAACTTGTTTTTTGTGATATTCAGAAAGAGATTTACCTAAATGTCCTTTAGCAATCTGTCTCTTATGATATTTAGAAAGAGGTTTACCAGTACGAGTTTTACTCATTTTCATCCTAGTTTCAGCCGAAGGAAGCAATCCTTTATGCGATTCACTTATTTTTCTTCGTATAGCTTTAGTTCTAATATATTCGCCGGGTTTCATATTTAAATAGATTTATATTTATGAAAAATCTTTCTTAATTGATCAACAGTACTTATTCGAGCAATTGGATTTTTAACATGCCTATTGTATTTCCAATCGATCAAAATTATCTTCGAATAATCTTTGAACATTGGGTAATCTTCTACTAATACTACATCTTTCTTTCGGCATAGAGTCCTGAATTTTTCATGGTGCTTAAAATACTTTATACTAAAGTTCTTGAAATACTTCTTAATCCACTTCTCGGTATGTACTTGCCAATCATCGGGTTGAGCTGACCAAAATTCTATATGATTATTATTGCCGTACTTCTGTATTATATCACAATATTTAGTAGGTTTAGCATTTATTAATACTGAATAATCCTCTCTAACATAATCAAAGATCGTCTTTCCTTTATGATGCCATACCCAATTCTTAACTGGCCGTAAACAACCATATCTTTCCTTTATTATCCCCATCAAATCTCTTACTACCCCGTCGATGTCGAAGACAATCTTCATTTTCTATAAATTTCAGATATTTTATCCGAATAAAAATTTTGCCAATATTCTCGCCTATAATTAGCTTTCGAATTACAACTGACACATAGTGTAATTAAATTCGTCGGTTTAATATTCTTTTTATTATAATCTATATGATGAACTGATAATCTTAAATTATTAATCAGAACAGATTTAAATTCTGAAATTTTACAATTTTGACAAATATAGACATCTCGTTTTTTAATTTTTCCAATTAATTCAGTATTAAATTTAACGGGATAATCAGAAATACCGCTACGTCCATCTATATATGTTGGCCATTTAGTAGGGTCTTTAAGATACCGTTTATGTGCCTTTAATGCTATTAATCTCCTAGTTTTTTCAGAATGCGGGGTATTATGAATATTATTATTCTGCATTCTAATACTCTGTTCTTTATTTTTCCGCCCGATTAATGCCCTTTTAATCTTTCTAATCATGGCCTTAGTAATCTTCGGTTTTTTACCGAACATCCCATTAAATTTACCATTTCGAGCACATGACCCGCATCTTTTAGCCGATAAAGTTACTATCTTTTTATTGCAATCAAGACAATAAACATCTCTATTTAATTCAGGATTAAAATTCCAAGGTTTTCTGCCTTTAGGCGCGCCCATTTTTCCCTTCAATATAACAAATATGTGATAATAATACATAGTTAAATAGGTCAATAAAAGAATCCTGCACCGATTCATTATTCGGAGATTTATTTCCTTTAGTTAAATTCATTATTCTATCAATTTTTAATACGCACATAAATAGACCATATTCATGAAGATTTGAAAAATCAAACCTATACTCCTTAGCAATCTTAGTAACTCGCTTGAAATTAATAAGTACATCATCAATTTCAGCATAGTCATGAGACTTAGACTTTAATACATTAGCACTCTTTCCCATAAACTCATCTACGATCTTATTGAACTCTTTTCTATCCATTAGTCCTCCACTTTTTCATATGTCTGTTCAAATATATCAGGTTTACAAGGATAACATTCGCCTTTAACTCCTCTAATAATCCAATCATATGGCCGTGCTTCCATTACACCTTCAAGTGTTTCAATAAGCAAGGATGTATCATTTTGCTTTAATCTATACAGTCCTACAAACTCCGCCATTTCCAGTACATTTTGACAATTCCACTGAATAGCTTCTATTACTACAGGTTTCTTCCGGTATTTCATACTATTGCCCAAATTAATGAACCTAACCACCCAATAAACGTCCATCCTGTAAATAGATTAACTAAAAATATTGCTAATGTATCTATATGACACTTTGACATTGCCACTAGTGTAGGAAGGAAATACAATCCAATAAGAAAAGCTATAAATCCTACCGCTAAAACTAATAAAAGTATTGTTTCAATAGTACCTTTCATCCTACCCCTCCTTAACTGCTTCTATTGCATTATTAATATGTACAGCAGTACTATCTTTCTTCTCGGCAGTAGTAGCAATCCTATGTGCTTTCCAGAATGGCGATCCCTTTTCCATCTCTTTAAATTCCGCTATTTCATGAGTAACTACCGCATTAAAGAATGCTGGAGATACTTTACCACTTTTCCGGTTACACCCGCAATCATAATTAGAATTTCGATAATGATGAGTACTGACCCATATTTCATGTATCGGAATAAATTCATGAACATATCCATGTCCACCATGTCCATATAGAACACTTAAATTATTTCTAACCCATTCTCCATCAACCGCAAATATAGTGAATCCATCTTGCTGTCTAAGATATTTCTTCCAAATACCGTTGACAGAAAAGGTAGTATCTTTATAGTCCGCCCTCTTCTGGACATCCTTCTCTAATGTTTCACAAAAATTATATCGTTTTACTTTTTTATACGTGCCCATAGTAAGAATCAAAAGCTCTATATCTTCGTTTAGTTAATTTAACACTAATATAATTTCCTATTGCACAACTTATACAGTAGAAAAATATCATCCAGGCAGTATCATTACTCTTTATCGCCCAAGCCACAACCGTCAGATTAATTGCTAAACATAAGAACCCCATTAAAGAAGATAATACAGCTTTACCATCAACCGCGAACAGCGTCCAATTAGTAGCAATATATTGCTCGATCGTCCCAACAAATAAAACTATAATATAATTAACATAATTTGGCATTTTTTATTTTGATCTGCATAAACATAATGTATTAACTATACAGGTATTACAGCTTATCTTACTCGCTTTAACGCATCCTCTAATATATCCTTTTTCGTACCATACATGATAAAATGGAAATTCTTTACTTATCTGCTTATTAACATCTACTTCAAATCCGTCCTCTTCCATTTTACTAATTCTTACTTTTTAAATCAACAGCATAAAAAAATGTTTGCACTCTATTTTCATTAACGCCCCAAACGAGTTGTATAGGATTAGAATATTTAGCCATACTCTCCGATAACCCATCACCGCCAACAGTAGATGGACCTCTAAACACGCGTATTCCATCGACATCATATAATCCAAAATGGTGCCAATGCCCATAAACTATAGCTTTTGCACAATGCTCTTTAGCCCACGCACTAAATTTTACTCGGCCGGACGGAGTATCCGGCTGTTCAGGTGCTAAATGCCGAATAAGATAACAGTGTCCTCGGATATCAAACGTCATATAATCTGTCTCAACATATTTAATTTTAAATTTACTATTTTTTAATTCAGCTTTTGACCAGTATTCTAATATCATATATATCATTAAATCCCAATTAGCTGTAGGATCAGTATCTTTACCCGTCCGACCGTGATTCCCTTTGACTCCGTAAAAAGTAACTGGTAATTTCCGGGCTAATAACGCTTTTATCAATTTACCAACAACCTTAACTACTAACATAACTTGTTTAGGCGGCGCTAATTCCTGTTCATAAGCTTGAGTAGCATAAATATCTTCGCCATTAGCCTGATCCCCGGTTGATATTATCACAACATCAGTAATCGGTACACCTTTACTAATATTATTATCAAGTAACTTTAATATCTGCTTACATAATTTATCTAATCGTTCTATAAAAATATTCTCATCATAAATAATCCTGCCCTCTTGATCCTTTACAATTTTTCCGGCATGGAGATCTGACAATTGTATTACTAAAGTATCGCCAGACTTAGAAATTTTAAATTCCTTATCGGCATACTGTTCTATTTTACTCAATTCAATCTCTAATAGTTTTATAATAATTTTTGAGCGGTCAGATGATTTTACTGAAGGATTCGGAGAAAATATATTAGAACCAATAACTTTATTTTTCCGAGTAATGCCAAATCGCCCTAAAGTATGTTCAACTGCGCTAACAGTAGAACTTAAAGTTTCGGCAATCTTAAAATTATTAAACCCTAAATCAACTAATTCTCTCAATCTCTTTACACGTTCAGGAGGCCACTTACAGCGGGAATCTTTTTTCTTAATCATTAAAATACCCTTAAGTTATAAAAAGCTTTTGATAATAAGGTTTGAATGCCTGAAAGTTTTGAACCTTTAAGCCTTTTATTACTTCTATACCCCAATTTATATAGCACTACAACAAATTTATTAAGTCGGTCTGAATACAACTTACTCAAAGTATCTAACTCTAATTTTTTACACCCGATAGACATAGCAGCAAGAAAATTCATTATTTTAATAATATCATCGGTATCGTTAGCAGTAACTTCCGAAATTGCAATTAATATTGAATCATCTTCCATTTATTTACTCCCAGTTTTTATCCTTCGGCAATACTCAGCAATAAGTAATCCATCCGCATCTTTAAACCCTTTAAATTCCACTTTAGGAAATAATCTTTTAGCCACATCAAGAGAGGCAATCTTCAATTCCTCTTTATGCAATCCATGTGGGAGTAATTCCTTTTGCCACTCCTTGCTATCCGTAACTTCATATCCAATTTCGGTTTCTTCTAATGCCAGTATTGTTGCTTCATAAGCCCGTAATGCCGAGGCTGTCGCATTAAACATCGAGGGATTAACAAGTGGTCGTTCAATTAAAGCATTAATTTTGCAAGCTGAATAACTACACAATAATTCAAATAATTCTTTATAATCTATACGGTTTAAAAACTTCTTTTCTTTAGTATAATTCAAACACTTCTTTATCGGAGTATGCAGAAATTTAACTTCTTCATCAGAAGTTATTATCCCAATAGAACCTGAAACTCCGTTATCTATCCCGATCCAAACTGTTATCATTCGAATAATCTCCGGTGTTCACGGCCAGAATATCTTAGTTCATTAGTTAAACAGTAATTCCAAACATCTCGACATTCAATTTTGTTAAAAGATCCATTTACATCTGACGGCATAACAATGATTCTAGAGTATTTGGCCGCTTTAAACATATCAATGTTAGTTATATCAAAGAACGTATTAATATGAAGCTGGGTGTCCCGCTCACTACCCTGCCATTCAAATTTATAATACCCATTAGAAAATCTATAATTTCTCATCCACCGATAGTTATCATGATTTAAATGTTCTTTATTCGGCTTTATAACCAGTGTTGTTTTATCGACCAATGGAATTAAAATCGTTCGATCTAAATCGAGATCAGTCATACGACCTGAGGTTTCAATAATAACATTCTTATTCCCGATTTTTGTAATCAACTCACAAAGATCTTTTAATTGCCTAAACGGCTTTCCGGTTATAGTAATTACTTCGCCAACACCCTGATGCAATATATCTGCTAATTCAAATAAATCAGTAACTTTACCTGCTTCATCCAATTCTAAAACTACAGTAGGAATCCCGGACTTCGGAGACTCTCCTCTTAGAGTAGACTCAATCTTGGCGATCTTTAACATTGTACTCTCTCTTTCATTTTAGTACAGAAGAAATTAACGTATAAGTTTCCCAACCTTCTAAATATTTTTAATTGTTTTCCCCGTATTCCTTTTACCCCCGATATTCCCTGTATTTCCTTTAGTATTTCGTCCTTACATTTTCTACTCTCGCTCATCATAATCCTCCTGGTGAAATTAAGAATATAAACTACTTACTCCGGATCTTTTTATAATGTTTAAAGTCGAATCAGAATACGAACTCAATTCGGGCGTATGGGATATTACAAGAACAACCTTGTCTTGTCCTTCACTATGTAACATTGCCCCGATATTTTCTTCGCCTTGACGATCCAAATATGAAAACAATTCATCAAATATTAATAAACCTAAAACCCCAGTCTTTAATCCATGTCGATTCGCTAACCATTTGTTCAAAGCTAAACAGAGAGATACGTCGCATCGTCTCTTTTCTCCACCACTGAGCGCATCGTATTTTCGGGTATTCCCGTCTATATTTATTTCTAGATTTAATTTATTACGATCTTCTCCTGATTTTAAAACCTTAGTAGGACTTACAACGATACTCATATCGCCATTTGACGCACTAGACAAATAAGCATTAACTAATAAATTGAACTGATTGCAAAAGCGATCCAATAATAAACCACGAATACCCTTCGAAGAAAAGGCGTGTTTCCAGAAATTAAATATTTCAATATCACTATTTAAATTATTAACATCTTTTTCTATATTAGAAGATTCTATGACCTGTTCAGCTAAAACCGCAATAATAACTTTCTGATCTCGAACTACTTTATCCGCACGATTATTAACATCGGCTATAGTATTTTTGCATTCTCGTATTAACGATAGATAATTATCAATTTGAGAATCGATTGAATTTTTTCTTAACTGATTTTCTTGTATTAATTTATCCTGATTCATTTTATCCAGTATTAAGAAATTCTTTTCGTTTTTAATTTCCTTTATTACTTGAGTATAGTTTATTCTATTTAGGTTAAAAATTGCAAGTTTATCCTCAAGTTGTTTCTTATTTCCATATAATATAGTTAAGTGATTATGAAGGTCTTTATTGCTATTTCCTAATAATTGTATCTCTTTATTCTTGTCCTCAACAAACAAAGAAATATTATGCTTTTCAATTGTTGACCCACATTTATCACACCGACTTCCTAAATGACTATTATTCAATGAATTAATTTCGCGGTTTAATTCTTCAATTTGATTAGTATTAAATTTAAGTGTATGTTCTAATTCAGTTATCTCAGCCGAAAATTCCTCTTTTTCGGTTCTAATAACATCTAATTCTTTACTAACGTCTTCAATCATAATTTCATATTTATCTTCACGTTCTTTTAATCCTGATAATTTAACATCAAAATCAATAATTTTAATCTCTTCTACCGTAACACTGCTCGCCTTTAACTCAGTTATCTTACCTTTATATTCTTCTAACTTAGTATTGTGATCTTTAATCCAATCGTTCATAGTATCTAACTCGTTATTGAGAAGTTCAATCTTATTCTTATTATTAGATATTTCATTGTCTACTGTTTGCTTCTGTAATTTTAACTCTTCTTGTAAATCTCCATTGTTATTGATCTTATCCACTATTATATCATGTAAATCATCATACGTTTCAAATCCTAATAAATTTGTAATCATATTAGTCTTCTCGGCATCAGAAAAACTAGTCAAGGCTTTCAAATTCTCTTGACTAAAATAACAAGAAGATAGGAAAGTATTCTTATCAAATCCTAATATACTATTTAAAATTGCCTGCCTGTCATTCTGTTTAAGTCCTTCAGTAAGTTCTTGTTCAAATCGGTTCGAAGATATTAATGAAGATTTAAAAATACTTAATCCCCGCTCCCGAGATCTACAAATAAGATAATAGTTTTCCGCATCATTAATATCTAAAATAACCTGACAATCCTTTTCACCCCGTCGTATTACGTCGTCGCCAGTTAATCCCTTGGTTGTTTCACCGAATAAGCACCAAAATAACGAATCTACAAAACTGGTCTTACCGGACCCGTTACTATCTTTATCTTCATTGTTTCCGGTAATTAAAGTAAACCCATCTTTAAAGGTATATTTTATTTCACCGATTGACATAAAATCTTTAATACTACACCGAACAATTTTACCTGTAAATATTTTACTTCCTAAATTAGATTTATTTATTAAAATTGGTTTTACGATATTAAAATATTCTTCAGATTTATTATTTAATACTATCCATTCCTTTAATATACTTTCAAAATCCTCAGATTTCAATCTCTCATCAAAAGTCTTAGGAACTATCATACTAACAACATTAGGCAGATTACTCTTCTTATCTGCCCCAACAATCCGGTAATAATTGTAATCGTCGACTACTTCTTCAGCAGAAACAACGGTTCTGAACTCTGGGTATTTAAGTGGCAGGAAGGTTATTGAATTATCATCGGTGTCTATTAAGTACACACCGCGCGTCCCAGTATCACCGAAATTTAAATGCATAGGTGATCCAACAATAAAACAATTGTCTGCTAACTTTTCTCTTTGATGAATATGGCCAAAAAATACCATCTTGTTTTGAAGAGATAATAATTTCCAATTTACTCCATCCTCAAATGTATAATTGTTTACCTTCGCTCCGATAGGAGTCTGATGAACAACTACTATATCATAATCCTTTATCCTATCATAATCTATTTTCTCATTAAACCCGATTAACCTAATTTTTATATCTAAATTTTCGGTAACCGGAACTCGGTCAAAAACATTAGTAGAGAAATGAAACCACTCAGGATCAATGCGATTTATCATATCATGATTACCTGGAACAAAGAAGCACGGTACTTTAGACTGATCTAAAGAATTATAAAATTGATGAGCTATATTGAGTGCTTCGACAGGAATAGAACCTACAGAATGAAAAAGGTCTCCGCCATTAATGAAGACCTTTACCTTATTCTTTACAATTATATCGGTTATTTGTGACAGAACTTGCTGCTGATCAAATAATCTCTTAGGAAGTAGAGTATCTGAATGCAACCCAAAATTGTTCCATCGATGCAAATGTATATCTGATGCTATACAAATTTTACTCATCTAATTCATTTTCTGTCCATATTAAATATTTCATCGAATTTTCTCGACAGTATTGTTCTCCAGCATTAAACTTTAAAATATTTATAATAGTATTTAATTTTTTAGATGGTTTAACTTCAATCAATACTTTACGTTTATCATTATACTCAACTAAAATATCCGGGACATAAATCCGCGCTTCTCCTTTATAAATATACGGAATACTAAAATAGCATCGGCCGTACCGCGTAACAGTATAATCATGTTCTAATTTAATGTAAGCTTTTAATTCATACGAAGATTGAAATCTAATTTCGCAATTATTTTTATATGATTTAAAATAGCCAGCAATATAACCAATCATTTGATGTTTTTCAACTTTAGATATATATTTAGGATCAGACCAGCATTTTAAACTACTTATTTTTCTATTTATCTTTAATTTTTTAGCTTTCTTTTTTCCGTGAATATTTTCATATGATCGGTCTTTAAGCTTACTAATTTGATTTAATAATAAAATTTTTCGTAAATTATGATATTCTTTAGCGCGTTCAGAACCGTAAATATCTTCATATGTTCTGCCTCGAGTAGGATGATTAGTTGAAAGATTGTGCCCTAAAAAATATCTCCAAGAATCCTTAGTTTTAACAATTTTAGATTTACCACAGCCGCATAAACAAAAACGGGTCTCTCTCGGCAGCATATGAGTACCCTTCTTTGCTTTGCTTATATTTCGGCAATGTTTAGCCGTAAATATTATTTTGCCCATTAACCGTATTCCTTAATCTATATTAAAATCCTTTAAAAGTAATCCTGAATCCCGGCCAACAGAATAAACGGATAATACATTTATAATTGGATTAACATTTGCGGTCTCAGCTAATTTTAAATCCAAAATATATCCTTTAACTTCAAATTTCTCAATTGATTTATCTAATATTTTGATAATACGTAATCTTTTCTTAACATACTTATTCAATACCACCCCATCGACACTATCCTTACATTTATCAATTGATTCGCCATATAAATCAGTAACTACAATAGAATCGTCATCAGTCAAATATGCTATAGCAATATACATTGATTCGTTAAAATATTTAAGCATATCAACAATTGTTCCATTTTTAAATCCATCCCAGTCCGCAGGAAGATCAACCGTTAACCGGCCTTCATCTTCAGAAACTTTATATTCATTAAATATTTCTAAGTAAGATGGTGGGGCAGAAACCAGATCAGTCTGCTTTTTCCTAATAACTAATTCAATCTTAAACAATTCTAAAGCCACAACGCCTCCTATCTATTCGTCCAGATGAAAAGAATATTATCCTTAATCGCAAATTTTATATACGTCTTAATCCCTAAATGCTTAGCAGCAGTCCGGATACCGATCTTTATAGTATTGATCTTGCCTTTATTCGCGCCAGTAATATCCATTTGAACGCACTTAGAAGAATCAATTATTTTTAGAGTATCGATTATCGGATTGTATTTACTCTTGCTCCTCTGTAACATCTCCAATTCGGCAGTTCTGTCAACTACACATATTCCATCAGGAAGAATCGGTAAAACATTATCTAATTTCTGGCCTTTTCTCATTTCTTCCCCCCGGTCGTATAAAATTCAATTGTCATGCTCTTACAATTTTCCTTTAATTCACAAGCAATACAGTCTGGGTTAATTGGGTTAAATTTCTGCCCGAAACATTCCTTTTTAACCGCTGGTTTATCTTCCTTTTTATCAACTTTATTTTGGCCAGTCGGTTCAGAACTTGCACCACTCATCATATCATTAATCCTGGTGGCAGTAGGAATTTCAAACTTTGTTTCAAGATCGATAAAATTATCAATCATCTTCTTTTTTAAATCTTCGCTAATCACTTTGCTTTCCTTCATCGGAAGTACTTCATAAGTAGTATCGAGCTTAGTACCCTTTCTAGTAATTACTATATCATACTCAGTAATCTCGCCGTATTTCTGAACTAAATTCTGAAACTTGCGCTTCAAAGTTATTCCAAACTTCAAGATCTTAATATTCTCATCCTTTCGGTCAAGAATGTTAATGTAATAATGCAATTTAGGCATATTACCTGCCGCGCATAATGGACAGCCGTCTCCCATACATAATATATATTTCATCTTCGCTTCAGGAACATAATGAACATTCCTAAATATATATTGGCCTAATAACCGAATTAAATTATCACCCTCATCGAGAGTTTTAAATTCGTCTTTACCGAAAATCTCTTTCTCCTGTGCTGAATCTTCCCAGGTCTTTGCTTTAAACATATTCTGCTCTGCCATTTTACTCCTCCTTAGTTAATAATTCTGGGTTTTCGTAAATATTACCAATAACTTCGCCATTGTTCGCTATTTCTGAAATATATTTAGTAAAAGGAATCGGAATAAATCTTCCTTCTTGAAATTCAATAAAAAATATCTTCTTTATTTTTAGTACATCACTTGTAAATTTAATCACATCACCCTCGTAAATCTCCTTGCCATTCTTATCAAGCAAGCCAGTGAATTGCATAAGTTCTATTTCGTCTAATTTACAGAAATGACCGTTATTATTATCTAACTGAACGACAAAATCTCCTTGAATAGAAACTTCAGTAGGGGCACTTCCGACAAGAAAAGCACCGAGCCGGGTTAAAACGTCTACTACCCCCAGTATCTTTTCGGTTTTATGCCAAGCTCTAAATTTGATCTCTCTCATTTTAATTATCCGTTTTTGGCGTCGCTAAAAATATATCGACATCGCGCTCAAATATGCTCTTCATAATATAATGACCTGCCATTATATCTTCTCGAATATTCCTTAAATAATTGCGATACAACTCACCCTTACGTAATTCATCGCCGATTAAGATATATTCAGTATTGTTCTCAGCAACGCGCTTCTTCCCGGCTTCAGATGTTTCATTAGATTCACTTAATAATTTTGAATAATTCAATTTCATTTTAGTCTCTATTTCGCGATTATGATTATCAGTACCCATTATACACTCGTCAATAGAAGATACTAGAGACCAGTACTTAACTGCTAATTTTCGGGCAGATTCATATCCTGAACATTTATCAGTATCTACATCCAGTTCTCTTTTGATATTCAAAAGACCATTTACTATACTAATTATCTCGTCTAACGGTTTTGTCTTTAACATATTGTCTCCTCTATTATAGGATATTCTTATTTATAGTATTTTTGCAACTATTTTTTGTCTTCGTTATCAAGAAGCCAGATCGTAAACTTATAGTTTTCAGGCACGGTATCAAAATTACCAGCTCTTAAATAATCAACCTCAGCTTTTGAAGAGATCTTCGGGCAATAAACCATAGCATAAGTAGTTCGCCTATTTATTAATGCCTTTAACATTTCATAGTGTCTTTCGTAAATATGGAAAGAATCCACAAAATGATAATATTCGCCGTACTCTAATTCCGGATATGTATACTTAAGACTAATAAACATCATTTCATGTATAAATGAAAAAGTTGGTAAATCACTACCTAATCCGAGTATACTGTCTTGGGATCTCATTTTCACAGTCATATTTAATTTATTATTTCGTATTCTAAAACTAATGTTATACGTGCATGGTATTTCCTTCATCTTCTCATTCCTAGTATGATAAGGTTGAAGAATAATAATCGCAGCTCTTCTAGAATCTTTATCTTTAATAAGAGCTTTTAAAACATAATCAAATTGGTTTTCTTGCCCGAAAATATATTGTCCATAATTAGAATTTATCGACCCGTCTTCATTAATAAATTCTTTCCACATTTTAGCATATTCACAAATAGAAATATCAAATTTATCGCCTTTAAGATACCATAAAAATTCCTTTTTAATATAATTAATATTTAATTTTCGCGGTTCAAAATTAGTAAATCTTACATATGGTGGAAATATATATGAAAAATTCTCAATTTCTTTGACTTTCAATCCTCTAGGAGCAGATTCTTTTCCATATTTATTCAGTACTCTATATATTTTTAATAATAAATTTCGATGATGTTTTTCGCCATGTAAAAATCCCCATTCTTCATTTTTTCTTTTAACTGTTTCTTTTTGTTTATTAATTGTAAATTCTGATTTTCTTTTACCGAACATAGGATTACCCTCCCCAATATTCATTTCTCTAACCTTTATTCGTCCTTCTTCTGTTTTCATCCATGATTTTTCGCCAATTTTCTGTTTACTTTCATCAGTATGAGTTTTACCGAACATACCATTTTTCGGACCTAATAATGTCGCGCCGAATGCTTCATTCTTAATATTATAAGATTTTATATCGTCAGCCGCATTACATTCCTTTAATAACCGTTCTTCTTCCGTCCTATAGTTTTCCCCAAAATATAAGATCTCTCTTCGGTATTTATCAATTCCATGTTTCTTAATTGCATGATTAAAAATCCGGCTAGAACTAATATATCCGTCTTCAGGATTGCCGCCATGAGACCCTATATAATATTTGCATGTTTCTATATTAACCCATTTATAAACAAACCCAATCATTTAATCTCCTTTTTCATTTTTTGACCACGCTAATACTTGATACATTGAAAATATATCGTTTTCAGATAACCCAGCAATCTTAGCTAATTTTAATAATCTACCCATCATTTCAACTAATTCGTACTTTCGATCTAAATTATCTAATCCACCGGGATTAATACAATCATGATCGAAATTATCACAATTTTGAAACATTACTTCCAATTTATTTGTAAAATCACGGTTATCCCAATTAGTTACTGTACTTTTTCGTTCCGCTTCTAATTTGTCAACATCTAACATCTAAGAGACTCCATCTAAAAGGTTATAATAATTACCATTAATCTTATTTATACTCGGCCTAAGCTTCTCAAGTTGTTCAATTGACAACTCTTTAACTATGTCGTCTACATTAACTGCTATTTGAACTAATAATTCTCGTTCCTTCAAATTCACTTTAGCCTCGTCAGTTATATCCTAAATATAAAACTGGGGAGAAATCCCCAGTTTCGGCTTATTTACTATCAGATGAAACTAAAACTCCTCCAGCTTGGCCAATTTGAGCAAACGTCTTTTCAGGCAATACTGTAATTCTATTTACTAATTGCGCCATCATATCAGCTTTATATTTAGCTACTTCTACTTCAGCACGTCTTCCACCTGATTCACCATCATAAAGAGAAACAGATTCTAATTTCTTAACTTCAGCTCTTGCTTTACCTACAGCAAGTTCACCACTTGCACGAGCTAAGTTAGAATCTCTTTCTGCTTCTGCATCAAGTACTGTCTTACGCGCTTTAGCTTCTGCATCTGTAACTTGAGTAATTTTAGACGCTTCAGCAGTTTGTCTTGCTTCTTCTACTTTAGCCTGGCTCATAGCAAAGATACGCTTAGCTTCTTCTTGCGCGGCAAGGGTTTCTTCAACTTTACGTAATTTTTGCTGCATTGCTATCTGTTTACCTGCTATTTCTTGTTCATATTGAGGATCAAGATAAACTTTGTAAATGATAGTATTCTCGATAACTAATCCTCTATCAACTAACACGAGGTTAGATTTAAGAGAATCTTCAATATCATTCTTGAATTTAACAAATCCTTCACCAGAATAGATGTTTAAGGCTGTTCTGGGCCGCGCAATCTCATTCACTACATCAATAATTTCTCTTTTAAGTACAACTGATTCGTATGTCTTACCAATACCCTGCTTATGAATTGTTACTGCTTTATCTGGATTTAAGTGGTAATTGACTGACATTGCTATCCAAGCTTTTTGTCCACCGTTTTCACCAATATCAAGTAAGATTCTCGGATATTCTGCTTCCGGGTTAGTAGCAGCATCATCAAAAGTTATCTTTTGAGTACCGATGTTGTAGGTATGTACATCATCAACGAAGTTATTATAGAAGTGCATACCCGGTAATAACAATTCGTTCTTAACACCAGCCCAATTCTGTACTACACCTACTTCATTACCTTCTAACTTTACTGCGCCAAAAAACCCAAATAAAATAAATAATAGGATTACACCTCCAATGCATACTGCAATTAATTTGCCTAAACTCCTCATCTCACACCTCCTGTTTCGGTTTCGCTTCTTGTGTATAGACTCTATAATCTTTCATTTCTACTCCTTGTTAATTTTCTTTACTATCTTTGTTACAATTTTGTAGATTATCCATAAAAAGAATATTAATATGGCTAAATCTACAAGTACTATAAGTCTTCCCATCTTTCCCTCCTTTATTTACTTATTCTGTTCTCCTATTATAGTATATTCTTTTTGTCTATCTTTTTGCCAGTCTTTTTTACGTATCCTAGTTTCGGGTCTTCTTGTCGTTTTATATTCAGCATCTGTTTCGACTTTACATAATCATAAAAATCCTCAGCTGTCATTCCCCATACTAGAGCCAAGTCCATAAGGAAACACATCATGTCGGCAATTTCAAATCTACCTTCTACCAAATCGTGCTTAAAGTCTTTAGGATATTGCTTCCATGTTTTCCACCGAATCTCCTGCCTTAATTCAGCTAACTCATCTGAAAGAGCGATCAGATAGATGTTAGTCCATTTATCACGATCTTCTGGTGAAATATTATCTAAATTATGGAAGCGCGAAGCAAACCCTTTCTGCAGCGCAAACAATTCATCCAACTTCGGACCTACATTATAATAATGAGATAAATGCTCTTTACACTCCTGCTTCAGTATTGACATCTTTCCTCCTCTGATATTTGACAACTTGTATACCGGCTTTAATTAATAATTCAATTCCATCATAATCAACTTTTTCATATACCACCTTCTTTATCCCAGCTGAAATAATATTTCTGGCACACATTCTGCAGCATCCTTTATTTACATATAACTCTGCCCCAGCCGTTGATATTCCATTCTTGGCGGCCTGAAGTATCGCGTTATTTTCCGCGTGCTGACAGTCTCCAATCTCATATTTAGTACCAGAAGGAACGTTCCATCGTGAACAATCTTCAGGTTTTTCGCAATGTGAGAATTTAGGAAGAGTACCATTATACCCGGAACTTATAATCCGGCCTTCTTTAACTAAAACACAGCCGACCTGACTTTTAATACATGAAGATCTTTTCGCTACAACATCACAAATTTCTAACATCATTTCATCAATACTAATTCGGTCATCCATTACAGAATTCCTCAACTTGTGCTAGTGTATTGATAGCTTTGCCATACTTAGCATGAAATTCATCATGACATTCTGAACAGAATGTAATACCTTTCTTTAAAAACCAAAAAGGTTTATAATTAATCGCTAATTTAATCAAATGTTGGATATTATAATTAAATTTAGAATATTTATTTAGAAAGTTATCTATTAATATTGATAAAGATATTATATGATGTGCTACCAAATAACCAGACTTTCTCTTACATTTTTGGCAAGTATAATGATCACGTTTAAAAACTGATTTAATCCATTCCTTATTTTGTAATAAATTCCTAATTTTATTTCCTAATGGAGTAATTCCGCCTTTCCAGTGTGGAGTATTTTTTCCAGTTAAACCCCTTGTCCAACCACATTCAGGCCGGCCCTTTTGGTTTAAACCGTTCAATCTGCATGTTTCTAATTGTTTTTTAGTTTTAGGCGCCGTCCCCATTCGGCGAACCTGATCAAGTTGTTTCTTAGTCTTAGGCATAGCATTCATTTTCCGGCAGTTGATTAATGAGGCTTCAAGTTGTTTTTTGGTTCGAGGCAATTTACTAGCATATTCAATAACTTTCAACATATGCTTTCTCCGCCAAACTTTAAGTGATTTAGATCCCTTTTTCATCTTTTATCGGCTTATTAAATACCGTAAACAAATCTTCTAATTTATTAATAAAAAAGAATTCAAAATATTTATCATAATTAACTTCAATTCCATCAGGCAACTTATTAATATTTTCATCTATAACTACGGCATCTAATTTTTCTTTTTTTCCTAATCCAAACTTCTCACGATCATTTACAACGACGAATAGCATTTTAACTAAATTACTTTGCCGGGTATCTTCAGTTATAGGAAGAAATTTTTCAGAGAAATTTAAAGCCCTAAGATGTTGAGGCATTACTTTATACGAATCTTTACTTTTATTGAATTTCTTTACCATCGCTAAATCTAATAATGACATATTCCGTAATTCTTTATTATAATATTCAAGATCCACAGGTTTATTATTAAACAGATCCCTAATTATATCACGATATTGTTTTCTAATCTTCTTCGGTGTACTATAGACTTCTGTACCGAATCCTTTAATATAGAACTTATCGCTATTCTTCAGTTTAGCAATATAGATCTTCTTCTTGCCGAATAGTGCAATACGATCATATTCGTCTTTTAATTCAATCTTTAAATAATTATTTTGTATTTTATATAATTTAATATAATTTACAATTATCTCATCGTTAATCTTTCGAATCATTTCTTTCGAATCCATCGCGGTCTGAATAAATAAAGAATCGGTATCTCCGTATATTACGGTTCCATATCCTAATCGCTCTATTTCTGATTTAAGAACTTTAATAAGCTTTCTTCCCATACTAGTAATACTTTTAGCTATATCCAGATCATATAACCTGAATTTCCTAAAAGCCATTACACCATAGAAAGAATTCAATATTGTTTTATATGCGGATTGAACTGTATCTAAATTAATATATTCAATAGAATTTTCATCTTTAATATTTTTTAATTCCGCTTTCAATCTTAAACGTTCATCGTATAAGAATTTAATAGTCTCAGTAAGAATACCTAACGGCTGAGCTTTAAATCCTACCCCGTCTATAGTATAATCGGGATTGACTGAAGTCTTAGTATCTGGAGACATATTAAAAGTTAAAATTATACTAGGATAAAGAGAAGCGAAGTCCACCGATATTACATTCTCAAATACTCCTTTCGGAGGAGAGAATACATATCCTCCTTCATATTCTTCTATTTCAATCTGGTCTTCTAATTTCTTAGATGGGAATACATAATTGTTATATCTCTTTATTACCATGGTATCTATTACGGCTGAATTAAAGAATGTATCTCTCATCAATACACCTGAGACATCTTGAATCTTCTTTAAAAATTCAATCATCTGTAACTTCTCATCTAATTCATGAACTAAATCTACGTCGTTTCTATTATACTTAATCCCTAAAGCCGGATCCTTTTTAAATAACTTGCCGAAGGTCATACCGACCTCAGTTTTGCCGCGTCCTAAGAAATGAGAAGCTACATTCTGAAGACTCATTCCACCCGTATCTTTCATTACGCTATACCCGATCTTTTTAATTATAATATCCATTCCATTAATAAACTCAATCATACTGAATTTATCTCTATCATAATTAACACCTAAATTCTTAGCTCTATTAAGTATATAGGTTAAGTCGTAATTAATTACATTCCATCCTAATACAATATCTGGAAATACTACATCATTAATAAACTTAAAGAACTCCCGAAGAAAAACCTTTTCAGTAAGATAATCTTGAATATTAAAAGTCTTTGTAATCCAAACTCCATTATCTTTATATTTCAATGATATTAATAATATAGGAGCAAGAGCTAATTCAGCATTCAAACTATCATCTGTTTCAATATCCAAATAAGCAACATTATATTCAGTAGACAATTTAACATCCTGAGAATAAAACAAGTATTGATACTCAGCATGATACGAAGATAAATCGTATAAGTATACCAAATCTGGTCTAGTATTTACTAATTTGTCAAATAAATCATTATGTCTAGGGTCCAATATAGTTACTTTATCTACGGGCTCTTTAGTAAAGAAATGACATTTACCGGCATCAGTTACTTCCATTATTCTAGGAACCGACCGCTGAAATCCTTTCTTAACAAAGAATATTCGTTTTAATATCTCACGGTCTATCTCTTTACTTCCATACCGTTTTATACGTATTTCGCTAGTCTTATAAGTATATTTAAGATTTGTTATCAAGGTTTTTATACAGCTCTTTAACTTCGGTTATTAATATCTTCTTATATTCGTCTTCGTTTATCTCATCGAGAAATTTCATCTTCTCAGATAATTCTAAAAGATCTGTAAACTTACTGAATTTAGGCATGAAAGAATTCTGACTAAATATGATAGTTCCTAGCAAAAGAGATTCAAATATTCTAGGAGCTAAGAAATCAGATTTCAAATATACTGGTTTACTAATCTGTACAGTATAAGGAGAAGAAGCTAATTGCTCGTATCCATATGCTCGATCTTTCCGTGATATTACTTCATAAATAAATGGATGCTTAATCCAAGTACCCTGAACCTTAATCATCAATTCAGGATAATACTTCTTTAACTCTGCAAAACTATCTTGAATACCTTCCTTGAAATATTCATTACCTATATAAGTAAGTTGAAAGGTTAGTTTGGACTTAAAATAACTATCTATACAGGCTAGAACATCCTCTTCTAATACTGGAATGATTTTAGTTACATCCCCCGTGCCCTTAGGATAATCATATTTGCCATTGAAATAAGTTACTATATGTTCGTATGGCTTCTTAACCTGTTCATCGGTATCAATTATGATACATTTATCTTTGAACTTATTATATATTTGTTCAAAATCATACGTATCGAGACTTCCATCTTTTAATCTACTATAATTTCTAAATCTATTCTTCAAAAACAATATATCGTAATCGGTATCTAACACCTCTTCTAATGATACATTATCTTTATCAACTAATTTATCATATAAGTCTTCGCGTATCTCAGGAAGGACATGATATTTAGGAGTCTTATAATCATAAACTGTATCATAATAATGAATATCAAATTTATCGATCTTATATTCTTTAGCTAACGAATGAAGAAGGAATAATTGATACAGCGGATGAGATGGAATATTTACATCATGGTCGAACATGCGACCGAAATATCCGAAAAGGGCTTTCATTTACAAAATTCCTTTATTTTATCCTTCAATGCCATAAACTCCTCAGTCCTTAAATATCGAGTAGCTGATGGATGTGTTACCTTTATATAGTTCTTAAGTTCTAACCCGTCAATTATCTTATCATATATAGGATAGCTTCCTAAGAAGATTATTCTCTGTCCATCAAAGAATTGCAACTCCTTTATAATATCAGGATAATATTGTTTAACCATCTCAACATTATACAAATTTTTAAAGAAATATTCTTTACAGACATTTGTAAAGTACCATTTATAATCAAAGCTTAACATCTCATGTAAAGTCTTGCTTGATGGACCGTATTGCCAATTGCTTTCCCCGAAACTGCTCATTGAAAATCCGGGAGCAATTCCTACTATAATAATCGACTCTTTACTTACATATCCTCTAGGAGGAGTCATAACCGTTTCATATAATGGTTTATAAATCTTCTCCATATACTTATATACAAAAGTATCATTTGAATGTACTATCCCTGGGTATTTAAGAACTAAAGGAATGCGAACATCCTCTTCATTAGGAAGATAAAAGGTTGTCTGCTTATTATTCCTAACAAACAGTTTATCTTCATCAGATACTTTTGTCAGATCATATTGATGCTGAAATATATATGTAAGTATTGCCTTATCTATCATTAGACTTTATGGCTGCACGTCGGGCAACAGCCAACTGTCTCCATATTCTGTACATGTAATCCTGCTTCCAATAACTTATATCGAAATCCACCTAATGTCCGATTAGCCATTGAAGTAAGATCGTTGATTACGTCAAAGAATGTTAATGTCTTGAGCTCTACCTTTTCAGACCATTCCTTCCACTTCTTATTTAATACGCCTTTAGGATATATATGTCCAAAGGCGCTTGAAATCTCGCGAACATTCTCGATTGGCTGATTTGCTTTAGTAGAAAACCAGCTAGACAATTCCATACCTTGACGGAATATTGAATCAGACTTCAGAAAATCGAAATCGTCATTATTCCATAGTTCAAATTTCTTAGTTAACCCATTAAGACAAACTAGTCGATTAACCCCACAGCTGATCTTTACACTACCGTTCAAACTAACAAATACTCCAGCATCAAGGAAATCTCCTTTACGTGCTTCAATCCTTCCTTTAATAGTAGAAAGGAACTGAATCTCGGCATGATCGCCTTCTCCACCGATTACCAATTCGTCATAGTCTTTATAGTCGTCTAATTTAACCTTATCAAAAAAATCCTTCAACGTAATATCCTTTTTGTTTGCTTTAAATACAATTTTATTTCTAAGCGTCAAATCTCCTTCATCAGTATTTATTACATCGAATAAGAATTTAGGATCTGGATTGCCGCTTTCAAGCCAATACGTTTTAATTATATCTTTAACTACGTCTATTCTATTATTCTTAATTAACATCCGGCCGATTCGTCCCATCGGGGCAACGATCTCTTTCATGTTTAACTCCGCACTATAATTTTCGTCGTGAATCAAAATATTCGGTTTTTCATAAATATCAGAATTCAAAAATGTTAATACTCTAGAACCTTTAATTTCAATCGTTGAAAGTCTATCTGTTATTTCGCTACTTTTACCACGCCACCAATTAACCATTTAACACCCCTCCTTTATTTTTAAAATACTCGATCCAATATTCTCTATTAAAATTCGTTTTAACATGACATCCATCACATAGGGTAATCAGATTATCAGGATTACAGTTCTTCTTATTATAATCAATATGGTGAACATCAGTCGCTGGCTCTTTACCACAGATCTGACAAGTATAATGATCTCGTTCTCTAATACTTCGGCGCAAAGTTTCCGTCCAATCAACCGAATATGGCTCAAATGATATGCCACCTCGCCAACTTGAATTTTTATCTCCTCTAGGACATACACGTTTACAAGTTTCACTTATTTTTTTCTTTATTTCATCAGAAAGATATTTTCCTTTATGCGAAATACTTAATTTTAATTTCGTTTCAGGAGAAACAATCTTTCCCTTATGAATTTTACTTACCATATCTTTATAAGATTTAGTATTACATCTAATTTTATTTTTTTCACTTATTTTGTGTCTTGTTTCATTAGAACATAAATTACCAATATGCGATAACTTCATATTCTTTAGATGTATTTCAGAAAATTGTTTTCGTTTATAAACTCCACTAGGCATTTCTATTTACCTCAAATATGTTTAACTCTCCTAATTTAATATATTCTCTTTTGTATAAATGTTGCATAACATCTTCTCTATCGTCTAAATAAGTAAAAGGTATCTTTAAATCAGTTATCATATCAATACAGTATTCCTTGAGTACTTTAGACGATAACCCGATATTCTTGTTATTCCATATATAATAGATAGGCCGGTCAATAACACTAACTAACTTTAAGTGTATATAGTCTTCAATTTTTTCTCGGCCAGTTATAATCAGCAATGGTTCATTCAAATTGCCGAGAGAATTAATATAGTTAACAACTTCGATTCTCAACTCAGCATTCTTCATTTCGGGATAACCTAACTTCAGAATTGTCCCATCCAAATCTGAAATTATAATACCGTTCTTCTTTTCAAATATACTAAGAGTATTCAAATGTTTCGTAAGATACTTTTTTATTCGGCTATCATAATAGTAACAATCAAATCTGCATTCGGCTATCTCGGTACATAAATCAGAAAAATCGGAAGTACTAAACTTCATACCGTCATCTCGATAGAAAATTTTAACCTCACAACCTGCTAATCTTAATCTGGCTACCAAACATTTAAACTCCTCATTCACATCTTTTTCCCATTGCTCCTTCATCCCAGAATCCCGCCGAATGAAGATCCAGAACTCCGACATAGGTTTAAACATCTCTAGATAGGCTTCAAGGTAGGTGTCCATGGTCACATGCCTGATTACCTTAGAATATACGTAACTGGATAGAAAACCACGATCTACGAATAGTATTTTGGAAAGATCTGAAGTCTGATTTATGAAGTCAAATAGAATTCTCCAGTCGTGTTTAAGGCTCTCGTCTAAATTAACTTTCTCTCCGGCAAAATCAGAACCCATTTGATAGTTAGAACGAAAGTAAACGAATGAATTAGGATCGGCATTAATAACTTGCTTTATTTTGGTTGTCTTACCTGCACCATCTGTTCCCGAACAAAAAAGTATCTTACGAAACATTTGAATACTCCTTAAATTTTTGTAAATATATTTTATCAAAGATTATTAATCCTTTATCTATATATTCTTTAATGACGGCAGAACTATAATTAGGAATATCTTTCTCAATTATTATAATAAATCGTTTTCCAAATCGTTCTTTCGCCGCATTAAATTTAGCTTTATTATAGGTTGTATTTATTAGTTTTTCAGGTTTTACTTCTGCTATTTGATCGGTTTTAGGTAAATAAAAATCAGGAGAATAAGTTCTTTTATTTCCAGAAATAGGATCAATATAATCAATTCTATATTTTATAATTTCAGCTTTATTAAATTGTATTTGTGACTCAGTTAAAAACATCATATATTTCAGCTCTAAAATACTCCTAAAATAAATCCCATTAAATCTTCCCTTCCAACCGTTCCCCGATTTTTTAGGCGAAGGCTTACCGAACATTGGATTATTTTCGCCGGAAGACGAAATACTTAATTTATGTTTAATCTTATTCGCCTTATCAATACCGAATCTCTGTTCCCAAGTTTTACCCTTAGCATCTTCATGACATTTTTCAAACTTACAATATTTACCACCATAATTTGGATTATTTTTCCCACTACTATTTTTACTAAATTTTTCTTTAACTAATTTAGCCTTTTCAACACCTAATATTTGTTCAAGAGTTTTCCCGCTTTGCTTTCTACTCCAAATCTGAATACAGGAAGTTCTTAATCCTAACGTATACGCTATTTCTTGTTTACACCCTCGACATAAATCTTTATTATATTGTCTATAGCCGCTAATGACATTGTAATATTTTCGTCTATATATCTTCCCACAAGTATCGCACTTCACATCACATGACTGAGTAACGATTATAGTTCCATTACGTATTTTTCCTGTTTCACACTTATTCTTCTTTAATTTAGATAATATCATAAAATTTAGGTGGGACTCTCAGTGCCTGCATCTTACACCGTGTCTCGCTTACGCGATTGCCCGCACGATACGCTGTTTCTGGTTTTCCCGATTTAATTACTGTTAAGCCGTTGCCTCTTCTGCAACAACCTTCTTCACTTTCTTTACCTTTACTTCTTTTACCAGTTTAACTTCTGCCGCTGGCGCACCACCTTTATGTCGATCATAGATAATCTTTAAAGACGCGATCTTGCGATCTACTTTAAATTCAGTTTTAATTCCGGCCGCTACCTCTTCGAAAGTCTTACCTTCATTCTTCAATACCACAATCTTCGCTATCTCCGCTTCGCTGTACCTTTTCCCTGCCATTTTACTTCCTCCTTAGTATTGGTATAAGATCCTAGTTGTAGTCATTCCAACCCTGCTACAATATCCCTGGGTAGACGATCTTATACCTTGGTTAATTGTTTTCAATATAGTATATTCTGAACTCTGAATTTTTTGCAACTAAATTTAATTACCCACCGTTTGGATAATCCGAAAATTCTTTAACATATATTACCTTTTTACATTCAGAACAGGTAATTACAACCTTGCCTGTAATTTCCTGTCCATAACCACACGTTTCACAGCCTTCAGAAGCGGATAGCTCCTCTACTGCTATCATATCGTCAGTCCATTCAGCTTTACAGTATGGACATAATGGTTTACTCATTTTCGGCTCCATTTCTCGCATAATTCTAAATGTCCTCTATGTGCGTCTTCAGCAGTATTATAACTACCGCTATCAACTGCTTTTGGCACTTCAATTTCCCATGGACAGCATTTATGTTCAGATTTTTTAGCCATAAATACCATAGTCTCATACTTTCGGCCTAATCCAATATCTTCAAAACCGAATCTTTTGAAATAAACAGAATCGAACATGTCTCCTAACAAATGTTTATTATTTATTAACCAATCTGGATCGTAAACCTTAGCATGTATTTCTCGGGCCACTCTCTCTGGCCATAATTCTCCAACTGTTGATACTATATATTTGCCGACATAGGTATTCAAATGAAATCGGCATTTATGACTTAAACAAAAATGTCCAGCATGACCCATTTCAATCCATTTATCTTTCTTCATCTTACCACCTCCAAATCTTCTTTATTCCAATAGCTATAGCCACCTAATCTCTTATCTAACTTAACACCGCCTTCAATACCGTCTGCATCAAGCAAGGCTACTATTTCAGCAGTTCGACACTTACCTTTTAATCTTACTATATCACCTTTCTTCATTTAACCCTCCATGATCAAGTCTAATAATTCTTTAGTAAGTATACTTTTGTGATAATTACCAGAACTAGCATGTTCAGATTCCCACTGACTTATACACTTGATCAGTCCAATGAGATCATCCTCATCAGACATTTTATTATTGAGCAACGCATATTGAATAAAGTACGGCAATCCATTACTAGTACTTAATTTGCCTGAAATATTCTCAAGATTACAGTCACAGTCGGACTCTTCAAGGACGCCACCTAAAACAGCAGCAATAGCTCGCATAATCATAATTGACTCTTCATTATGACCTAAACTCATCCAAGTTGTCGGTCCAATAGGATTATCATCGTTATTAGTAATAACAAACATTCGACGTGTACCATGACTGCTTCCATTAATCTCAAAGAAAAAGTTGTAACAATTAGGTTGGTTGTCGGTAGGTTGAATATCGACTTTCCGTTTTATAGTGTAAAATTTGCCAGCGATATTCTTCTTACGTTTTTTTGTTTCCTTAAGATCAAGATAACTTTCCATAACATCTTTAATTTGATCTAAACTCCATTTACTGCTTACTACTAGGTGGGTATCAATACTCATCTGCTCCTCCTTCGTTTAGGTCGTCCGACCTTACTTCTTTAGTTTCTCCAAAACATCCCCAGCTCTAAAACAAAATTTCTTATTATCTACTAGTCTAATTCCTAAAATAGGATATGCTCGACGATTAATTACCAAACCGCATATTCTATGTACTTCACCTTTCCACATAAACTCTCGGTTCAAATCCTCAGGAGTAAAACCAAAAGTAGTAGCATACTTCTTAAAATCAACAATTTTCTTATCTTCAGCTTTACCTTCGGCATTCGGCAAACTTATTTCTACTTTCATAGTTAAAGTAGTATCTAAAAAATTAGCACCACCATAACCGAAACTCCATTTAGGAAACTTTTCTTTTAAAACAGTTATAACGTCCTGTGTAACTTGTCTTGCTTCCATCTTATCCATCACTCCTCCTTTGTTAGGCCATCCAGCCGTTTACCTATATTAGTATATTCTCTTGTTCTGTGACTTCTGCAAGTTCTTTTTTGAAGTCATCATAACGCTCTTGTGCGTGAAATCTAGAAATCTTAAGTTTCCTAGCAATCAACCAACGGGTTATCTTACCCTCTTTCATAAACAGATCGTAAAGCCGCTGACTTTTGTTTGAAAGTAAAGGCCGAAGTCTTCGTGGATTAGTTTCCTTACTTTTATTAACTAGATAATTGAAAGATGGTTTGCTAGAGTCTTCATCATCAGTTTCTTTAACCTCAACAGTTCTCTGAGCGATGTTTACAGCATGAAAGTATGAATAATAATATCTCGACATCATACGTTCTACCGCAGATTTAAAATAGGTAACAAAACTAGATTTCGTTTTGTCATACTTCATTAAGCAACGATATAAGCAGATAGTTACTTCTTGTTTTGCATCATTGAAATCTAATACTGAGTGATAACGTCCGTAGAATTGATAGGCAAGCTTTGTTACGAGTGGATTGTATTTCTTTAAAATCTCTTCGGTGTTTGATACTTTAAACTTTACTTCAGCCTTTTGCTTCATCTTAACCCTCCATCCTAAAACTGTTTATTAAAATTCGTCCGTTTGTTACTCGATCCTGTTACCTCCTTCCATATTACCTCTAACTAAAAGCATTATATACCTAAAACTGCAGTGTGTAAACAGTTATTTTACTTATTTTCAGTGACACGCAGCAATTTTAGGGGGGTGAGTTTTTTCAAAATAATTAGCCAGACAACATTCAAGCTCGGACTCTATATTAAATATCTCAGTTTCTAACCTATGATACTTAATTTCATATTCAGAGAATATCTCGAGCACCTTCATTTTATCATAGTATATTTTTAATACTGAATATTTGACTTCTAATAAAAATTGCAGATCATCTATATACTGTTTATCAGGATCTATCGGGTCCTCTATTACTTTAATATATTCCTCATATTCCTTTAATGTCTTAGGGAATTCATGAAGAGCCGAATATTCCTCAATTACCGAGTCTACCGGAATCTTCTTTATATGAGCAATAAAATAAATTAAATCGCCGGATTTCTGGCACGCAAAACAGTGGAATAACTTTTTATTTGAATTTATAAAACACGACGGATTTTTGTCAGCATGAAATGGGCAAAGAACTTTATATTCATCACCACCATTGCTATACTGTATCCCTAATTGTTTTAATACTGTAGGAACGCTCAGCTTAGAATTTACAAATTTACGTAACTGATTCTTTATCATTTAGAAATTTAGCTATTTTTATATGTTCATTAATCGTACCGTCACTTTTTAATCGGTTTGCTCGCCAGGATAAAATTTGTATATTATTTTTAACATAGCCCTTATTATTGTTTATTCGATCAATAGAAACTGAATTATCTTTTCGTGAAGTATTAAAATAGTTTAATTTTATCCCTAAAATAGGACAATGTGTTGGATATTTAAGATCTGAAAATTTAAGTGTTATTCTAGATCCTCTAGCCTTTAAAATACCTCGTAACATTTTAAACTTTCGTAAAATAGCATTTGAAAATCGATCACTTGATATTTTCTTCATTTCATCATAACTAATTCCGAAACTATGTAAATATTTGCGATTCCGATTTATTTTATTTCTTAATGTATTCTTTTTACATTTATTTCTATGTTTCATATATTTAGTAGTATCAATACCGTGCCGATTACAAATATTCCAAATGGCCTGTCTACTTACACAATAATGATTAGCGATACTCTGAATTGATTTATGAACCTTGAGTAATTTTTTTATTTTAGGTATTTGTAAATCCCATTTTCGATATCTTCGTTTATTATGTCTCATAGATTAATTATAATCTATAAATTATGAAATGTACATAATTATTTAGCAATCTCATATAAGTGGCATCTTTCTGGAGTAATAAATAACGAAAAATTGAATGGAGCACCATCACGCGATTTAACCGAATTAAAATTCATTAATTTAAGATTAACATCATAATGCAATCCTAAAACTAGATCTGCATGATCTGAAATTGATTTACTACCGGCTACATCATAAGAATTAAATCCATCTATTGACGTATCTTTACGCTTCATGGCATCCGCTGTAATTTGAGAAGCAGTAATAACACTAATTTGATATCTCTTAGCTATATATTTTAAAGCTAAAGCTACCTCATCTAATACTTCCCAGCGATCTATATTTCGTTTTAGATGGCTACCGAGTAAACCGATATAGTCAACAATAACAACGTCAGGCTTTACTATAGAAGATAATATATATTCCTCAATCTTAGTAACCGCCGTTCGTGGAGGAATGTCAATTACTTTAAACATTGTAGTACTTGATTCAATTTCTTTAATCATTGTATCATTAGGCTTTGAATATCCACACTTTCTTAATACTTCATAATCGATATTAAGTATTCGGGAATCTAGCCGTCTAAATATCTGCGAAGTTGGCATTTCAAGGGAAAAGAACATTATATTCGTTTTTGAGGTTATCCAGAGCTGGTAAGCTAAATTTAAAAGAAGAGTAGTTTTGCCAGATCCTGTAGCCCCCATAATTACGGCTAAAGCCGAAGATGAGAACCCACCTAATACATTGTCAAAAGCTTTATACCCAGTAATAAATCTTTTCTGATCATCAGCAACTTCCCCGCTATAAATCTTTAACCGCGCTCTAATATCCTTTATTTCGGCTTCAGTCTTAACCTGAATTTGAGTCTTACCTAATAACATAGATATAGTTTCGCCGATCACATTAATTGGCCGCAATATATCTATTTCATTCCCGGATTTTAATATACTCTCATATTCGGTAAGTAATACAGGAATCAGTCTGGACTTTACGTATTCAGTTTTAATCTGATCAGCCAACACCCAGAAATCATTTCGATTTACCTCGATAGTATTAACTTCATCCACTAGTAAAGATAAATATAGAGAATCAATGCCGAGCGATTTAGCACTTTCTTGTATATAATGCAAATCAATCTTATTTCCGGCGAAATATTGAATATCATACATCTTCCGAAGTATCTTCTCGAGATCCGAAGATATAAATCTCAACAGATCAGTAGATAAAAACGTTTCTCTTAAATCTGGATATTCAATAGTAAGCTTTATCAGCTTTACAATATTATCATTAAAATGTTTACCCACCGAGTTCCTCTATTCTTTTCTTTATAAAATCTAAATAATAATTAGTAAGACTTTCCTTTTTTACCGCAAATGAGAATATAGCAACCAATCCACGATCTTCAGCTTCTTTTATTATTCTATATAATACTAATGAGTTATTCTGAAAGGTTTCTAATCCTAAATTATACACCATTATCCCATCTACCCCGTCATAATTATTTAATGTAAACATATTCACAGAATCTTTTAACACCATATTCTTTCCGTCTTCAACCTCAGACATGAAACGATTAAAAGCCAATGAATCATTCTGAAATATAAAATGTGTTTTCTGACTATATGAAAGTTTACAAAAAGAAAAGATATACGAAATCGGAACTCCCAATTCAGTCATTTTGATAATAAAAATATATTGCTTCATACAATTGCAGAATTGAACTTCGGTAGGAGACAACACAACAGTACCAGTGCCAGAACAGATTTTACACCCCTTGACAATGTTATCGTACATCAAATCATATCGCACGATTTATTAGCCCTCAGTCTCTATGTCGTTTAGTAAATCTTTGAATTCTTGAAGATTACCTAATATAAATCGACTTTCAACTTCTATTAAACATAAATTCGGCTGCATCTTCAAAAAATCAAAAATCTCCTGAAGATCGTCCATACACTGGGCATAAACTTCAAAGCACTCATCCTTCTCGGTATCTTTAATATATACTAAATACATAGTTACTCCTTCCGTATATCTGTCACTTTTGAAACTAACCGCCTATGTCCGTCAATATCTTTTACTACAAATTGTCCTTCTAAATCGCCGGTTACTTTTGTCTCGCAATTATATATTACTTTATATCTTTTCCATCCTATTTTAAATATATAACAAAATCTATTTTTAATAATATCCCACAAAGAGGGAACCCAAATTTCAACCAACCCTTTTGAGTA